TTTAAACGAGTCCTGATCCAACGCATATGAGGCAAGATTTATAAATAAACCAGAATAAAAGGGGCTCGCCCTGTTGCTTCTATGCCACCCTGTGAGCGTTATCGGGTAATGGTCGGTCATTCGATCGATAAATATCATTAGATTATCGGCAAACGACTTTACATTCATGACAGAGGGTCCAAGGTTATTTTGTGGAATGTAAATATTTGTAAAAATATTTAACATTTCTTGAATATACTCTCTATAATCGACAAGCGGATCAGAATATGCTTTTTTTCCCACCAACATGGACAGATTAATATCGTCAGCAGGTATTCTGCGGTCATTGGACGCATTTTTAAACAATGTTGTTAAATTATAAAATGCGTCTACTACAAAATCCATCGCACCATGAGTGATGTCTACATTGTAAGCGTATTTTAGCTGTGCTATGTGTTGTGTGTCCGGAACAACAGAATTCAAATTGACGTCAACTCTTCCATAATAGCTTTTTTCGAAAAAGTTTAAATCAGTTACACCGACAGGTCCAGCGCCCTCTCTCTCAGCAAAAGCATTATAATTGTAATCTAATCTTTCATAAAATAGTGTCTTTGTCGACTCTATTTTGTTGCTTCCGTTAAACTTTGCCATAATATGTTATCCACCCTTCTTTTTCATTTTCATTTCAATTAATATATCTTCATACTTCTTAATTAATTTATTACATTCTACTGATTCTTTTTGTTTGTTTTGCTTCTTTGAGGTTCCTTCCTTTGGTTTTTTGGACGTTTGCTCTCCTGTGTAATTATGCATAGCAGTTACAGTGGTTTTAAACGACCCAGGGGTCAGCACTGAATCTACTTTTGTTATGAGGTGGTATCCGCCAAACCCTAAAGCATTCGCTGCTGTATTTAATTTTGTCGGGTCGAAATCTCTACCACCAATTCCCATGGGGTTGACAAATACAAGCATCCCCGGATAAAATATTGTATTACCAATCATATCAATTTTGGCATTATATACCGCACCGATTTGCCCAAGTCCGTCAAACCCGTGTCTGTAGTATCTTGCCTCTCTAGCATATGGGATATCTGTTTTTTCAAATGAGATACTTTTTACTATTCCTCGATTGGCGCCAATGTGTAAATGGTGTATCCCCTTTTTAGAATCAGCAACAGGATCACCCCTGCCTGTTTTTTCTTTTGATTTTCCTGGCTTCATCGTATAGACAATAATATATTGCCATAAATCATCATTTATATTCTTCCCAGGCTTCATATATGATTGTAGCCTATAATCTCCGGAAGAGATATTCAATTTATACGGAGGTGTTTTATGGGGCTGTATATCTTTAATATGCGAGGCAACCGTGGTTCGGAATTCGACTGATGTGTCTGATTTTTCCACCACGCAGGCCTCCCCAAGCATATCCTTTATCAAGTGAGTGGTTAGGGACCTTATAAAATTCATTAGAGGTAATTTTTTCAAATTCTTCGAGATCACTTCGTCTGTAAACCATTCGAAGAAGTACTGAGTAGAAATCGGTATCTGGCCTATATTTATAGACTTTCCTTCATACATGAAAGAGCCCAAAATAACTTTAACCTTTTGTAATTCAGGTCGAGGCTCAGGGGTTTTATCACCCTCTTGTAAATTTAATCTAGAATCCAGCAACACATCAATTAAATCATTCATGTAAAAATAACTTACTTGAATCAAGGGAATTCCGGGAGGTAATAATTTAAAATCAGTCATGGATGGCGCAGCACCTGCCTTTTCAGCCTGTTTTTTAGCGGACTTTCTTTTTTTAGCTTTTGCCTTTGCGCCCTTCGTATTAAAAAGCTCAATTTCTTTGTTGGCTTTAGCGACACTTATAAACTCGGGCACTTTAGAAAATTTACCAGGAGCACCAGGATCTAGGTCTCCTTGTCTAATATATTTTCGAAATATCAATCCCCTTTCGATTAATCTTTTCATTACGGATTGATATGCTTCTTGTATATATTTATCCTCCAGCATCCCGGCCAATCTCATTAAATTTTCCTTCTGACTGTTAATCTTGCCATTTGATTTCTTTGTACATTTAGTATACAACACCCCCTCAACTTCGTTGTGAAGCTCTTTTCGTTTTGCTAACAGCTTTGGAGTTGAAAGACCATCTAAAATTGCTGTCTTTGCCACACTCTCAATATAAGCCTGGTATTCAGCAGTGACTTCTATTGTTCCGTCTTTTTTAATATTGATGTTGTGCTCAACCATATTCAAAAAGAACGATTGATTTATTTTTTCCAATGACCCCTTAAATGTTTTTAGAAGGCTCTTTTGTCCTGTTTTTTCCGTATTTCTATTTCTCAAAAGATTGCTGAATTCCTTATCATCTCTAATTGCCCACCCAACGTCCGCTCTTATTCTATAATAGCTTGGATCATATTGATTTATGGAATGCTTGCCAAATCCAATCTTTTTCTTGCCATCTGTTTCTTGGAAGAGCATCAAATCAACAAATCTATATTTATTTCCCTTTTGCCCTCTGTTACGAACAGATATGAAATCCTTGAATGTCTGGAAAGTCATGACCAATTTTGCTTTAATATCCTTTCTTGACATTGTTGGGTTTCCCCCGTGAAAAGAGAATGAAAACTCTTTTATACCAGCGCCATCCCCCCTGTCAATATCGTTCAAGGTAAAATTTCTATCTGGGTTTTGATTTGTGTAACTATCAAAAACAAATTCAGTTTGTTTTAACTTTTTGCCTAAAGTCTCAACTTTAAAAAGACGAACCATGGGCACCAATGCCGATGCGATCTCTGGTGTTATATTGAGAAATGGGTCTATCTCTTTGCCCTCTTGGGTCATCAAATAATTAATCAACTCATCTGGGTCTTTTTTATCATCCCCAAGCCATGCTCTTATTAATTGTCTCCGATTAGGCCTTTTCCCAACAAACAACTTTTCTTCAAAGTCATCAGCAAACATTTTCAAATTCATTAACAAGGCACATTGTAAATTTGCTCTCTGTTTGGCCTCAACAGATTCTTTTGATAAAGTAGCAGCCGCCGTTTGCTGTTTGTTTTTATTTATTTCTTCTTGCGCCTCTTTGAGTGCGTTTTCGATCTGCTTTTTTCCATGAGCAGCTAATCTGTCGAAGATCTCTTCGGCCGAGTATTTTGTGCCGTCCTTTTTAAGTTTTTCGTTTTGTTTAAAGGCATGAAGAAACTGAAGATACATTCTAGAAACTTCAAAAATCTGAAAGTAAATAACTTGGAGTCTTCCTATCTTATCTCCTACTTCCTTGACCAGCCTGTTTGCGGAACCCCGAACGGTTTCGTCGTCCGTGGCGCTAACATTCTTTAGCTCATTAAATTTGTTCTGTATTTCTTCTTTGTAATCGGTGTTGTCTATTACTGGGAGGTTTCCTGTTTTGAGGCCGCCTTTTAAATCTAATCTTGCTGAGGCCTTTCCGGTCTTTACCCCTTGAAAAATTTCAACTATAGTCGCGTGCCACCCTTGGGCTGCTTCATATTGTATTCCCCACTGTTGGTTCCACGATTCCTGGAGATTGTCTATATTCTCGATTGGAGGCACGCTACTTGGCGGAGGAGCAAGGTTTTGATTTAATTTGGCAGCGTTATATTTGTAGTCTTTTATTAAAGCATGATTTTTCTTATCTGTTTCGGTTGTCTCTTCTGCATAGTCAGCCAAATCAGCATTTATGGCCCCAGCAATTTGTAATGCTATCCCCCCACCACCAGTGCTATCATGAAACGACCTTATTTGAGCATATATATCGATAGTCGGGTTAGTTGAAATATATTCATTTGCTTTCTCTTTGACCATTTCTTTAAAGCTATGATATAAAGTCTCCTTTGTTCCGCCCAGAGCCGCCGCTAATATGCCCTCCAAGTCTTTATCAATGTCTTTGCCGCCGTCAATATAACTATTATAAAAGCTGAGGTGCTTTGTCCTAATGTAATCTTCGTACTTCTTAATAAAGTTTTTTTCAGCCTGACTGTAATCTCCGCTTTTGCCGTTAAGTTGTCTAACTCCCCCGTCAACAAGATCTTTTGTATATATTACAACAGCACCGTAAGCATATTGTTGCCCTTGCCCTGGAGTGGGGGCACTGAGAGTTGAATAACTTTCTGCGATGGGGAGGTTATTGGATACCCACTGGTAATCCTCATCGCTCCAAGGTATATTTGCCGCTTCTGTTTTGAAGACTTTTACTTTTTCTGCGTCGCTACCGGTCCACTTATTACCAGCGCCAACACCAAACCACCCACCAGGGTGGTTTTTTAAATAATGTATTTTGCCTTTATTGGTAACACCATTAGCCATTACAACAACCTCAATATGTCGCCCAAATTAACAGGAATCTTTATTGTCTCGCCAACTTCAATATGCGCCTCGGTTGGCTTTCGATTGAAAGCTGCTATAACCCACCACTCTTCGGGAGCATTATAGAACGCTGCTGCTAATTTCCAATATGAATCACCTATTTTCCACACATACTCGTATACATCAACCGAATCTAAATCGCCTTGGTCAATAATGCTGAATTCGGGTGTCTTATAATGCTCTATCTTTGAAACTCCTCTTTTTTTGAATTTCTTTTTGTACATTAAATGATCATTTACCATTTTGTCTCTATCAAAATATCGTGACATTTTACGTCTCCTATCCTATTTTAAATGGGAATCTGTTGCCCATCCAACTGCCGTCACTCCACCCCAAGAAATGCTCATGAAGAACATTCAAGTTAAAATTGAGGGAAACGACCTTGGGGTAAAAACTTTGTCCGTCGCTAAACATCCCCATTTCCAAAACCGGCTTCCAGGTTAATGAATCAATATAGCCCAACAAGCCAGTAGCTGCTAAGGCCTGCTTAACTTCTTTTGTATCTTTATCTTTTTTAGGATCTGTTGTGTCAACTTTCTTTGTTTCATTATTATCTTTGGCCTTCTGGGCCTCTGTCTTTTTTCCGCTTTGCTTCTTGACAGGGCTATCCGTAGAAATCAAATTTGCGAATGTAACTCTGACCAACGGGGGCTTAGACATAATGCTAGCGCTCAAGGACTGCTTTTTCTTCAAAGCAATTTGCGCTGCGGCTGCTTTCTTTTTTTCCTGGGCTGTCATTACCTTATTTCCCTTTTTCTTCGGAAGAGGAGGCAAGATGCTCATGTAGCCCGGATATAAAAATTGTGATAAATCTCCACATTTTTTAAGATTTTGTTTTGCGTCGGCAAGCGTTGCCGATGGAATATCCCATGCCAGCGAAATAGTCCTCTTGGTGCCTTGGAATGTCGCTATCGGATCATTCCTGCCAAAGACTCTTTCTGTTGCCCATTCTGAGCTAAAGGTCTGCGTAAAATCAGTTAAAAATGCTGGGAAATCAACAGATCCTCCTCCGGCTTCACTCTTGATCACTAAGACAGCGCCGCTTGTTTTTGCGTAATCCTCAGCGCCATATCCAATTCCAAATCCCATCTATTTACCTCCTTTTTATCCTTTTCCGCCGACTCTCTTGACGAAAGCGGTCAACTCTCTTCCTTCTAATTCAACAGTGAGATCAATTTTTGGCTCAAAAACCTTTTCAAGCCCAACCAGGGCCTGCTGGATAGCGGAAACAGTATCTGCTCCTTTAGCGATTGTATTCGAGCTTTGCCCTGTTGATATCAAGGCTAAATTCTCAATTGTAGATCTGACTTCAACTTTATCCGCTCCTCCGATTTTAGCATCTATTGTATCCAGCATATTGGATAAGCCTAATAGGCCTGCGGAGAGACCTGTGACTGATATCTCTGCCAAACTTTCTGTTATTCTCGCGATACTATCGGCAACGAGGGCCATAACCCCCAACATCGCTGTAAACGCTAACATACCAGCAACACCAATTGTCATAGTTGCGAACGCTGCCCCCAACGCATAAATAGCGCCGGCAAAACCAAGAAGAACCAAGACTGCCGACGGCCCGATGCCATTAAGTGTTTGGAATTGGCCAATTAAAAACCCAAAAGCCATAACAATGCTAGCGACCCCTAAAGAAGCAACCGCTACGGCACCACCGATGGCCATAATCGCCCCTGCTGTTAGCATAATTGGCTTTGCCGCCATCGCTGATACAACAGCCATAGCCCCCAAGACAAGACCAAGCGCGACTATCGTGCCAATGGCCGTTTGGGCAGGATTATTAACCCCGTCGATGGCAAATACCAATACCGCCAGTCCAGCAGCGGCAACACCAATTCCAAGCGCCAGGGCACCAAACCCTAAGGCCAATTCAGAAACCGGTATAACGGCTGCTTGAGAAGCCCCACCGGCCCCTATAATCCCAGCAGCAGCAGGAGGCGCAGCCGCTGCCGTTCCTGTAAGAGCACCAGCAATTACTGTAAGACTCTTGGCCATTGCTGTAAATGGGAATATAGCTTTCCATGCCACAGGAGTCAGAAACAAGAGAGCAATAGTAACTGCGCCCAAGCCCGGCAGAAAATATGCTTTAAGAACCTCAGCAGCATCTATTACAAAATCAGCAAAAGAGTTTAAAGCCTCTCCTGCTGGAACAATTGCTGTAAATATCTTCATTGCCGCCACTTTAAATTTTTGCATAACCGGCAGCGCAGCTTTCAAGGCCTCATCATACTCTTTTTGTGTCTCTGCGGCTCTTTTTTGTTCCTCATTATACTTTGTAAAATCTGACGTTGACATGTTTAGAATTTTTCTCGTCTTGTCAACATCATCCCCAAAGCCAAGAATCTGAGCAGCAGCTAATTGGCTGTATCTGTCCATTTCATCAAAATTTTGCCCCGTTGCTTTGAATTGATCAATCAAATATGGAAGCCTATCTGCTACATCCATCGTAACAAGGTTCAAGGCAGATAAAGAGGACCCGAACACGGCATTAAACTGTGCTGCTGTTTGCGCGGCTGAGCTAAATGTATCAAATTTCTTTGACAATGCCAAAACATCAGAAACCTCAACACCTGCTGCCATTGCTGCTGACGCAATTTTGTTAAACACATCAACGGAGTCTTTCCCATAAGTCATAAGATACTTGCTGGCCTCTTGGAACTCTGCTGTGGTTGTTGCCATTGTTTTTCCGATGGCTTTAGCGCTCATAGCCAACCCTTTAACCATTTTAGCAGCATCAGTTGATGAAATTTTCAAAGATTTAGATAAGCCCCCCATCAATCCAGCAGAAACATCAGCGGCAACTCCAAGTTTCCCAAGAGCGACAACGTTTTTGCCTAATTCTACTTGACTTTCGTGTGAAAGGTTTATAAATCCGGGAAATTTGCTAAATAAAGCGCCCATGGCTTTCCCGGAATCGTCAGCAGTGATTCCAAGCTGCATCATGTCGCCCGTGACTTCTCTTATCTGAGCGGTGAACATCCTCCCGGCACCAGTTTGTGCCGCAAAGCCAGCAGAAGCTGTGTCAACCGCAAACATCATCGCCGCCGAAGCTTCGATAATTTTTGAATATAAGCCAATCGCCATATTCTGGAATGTAAATATTTCCTTGACCCTTTGGACGAACCCACTAAGTGCCTCTGGGTCGCCTAATGTCGTCATCATTTCGCGCGCTTTGCCAATAAAGGTATTTGTACTATCGGAAGCCATACCCAGCTTTCTCGCGATAGATCCTGCGAATTTATCTCCGATGTCCTGACCTGCTTTAAATGCTGGGGATAGTTTTTTCTCTATTTTCTTTGCTGTCTCTTCGATATTTTCTTTAGACAGGCCAAGGTTTTTTAGTAGCTCTTCCTGCTCCTGGGACATGCCGGCCATTCCTTCCTCGGAGGCCTTTTTCAATTCCTTATAAATTTCTAAAATTAGCCTTTCTGATTCACCTATTTGGCCATTGGCTTCTGCTATCCGCTTCTTTAGAGCGAGTTGTTTAAGAAGTTGTTCACTTATTTCCTCATCGCTCAAAGCACCAGTTGCGCTAGTTGTGGTGCCCTTCACCCCTAAAGCAGCGGCTAATTGCTTTTTTTGGCTAGCATCTGCTGACTTTATGCCTTCGATGATTTCATTAATTTGCTCCTTATTTAAAGCCATTCATTATTCCTCGTCTTTAAAGGGCCACATAATACCTGTGGTTCCTTCGAACTCTCTCACTGCCTGGTCAAGAATCTCTCTTGTCTTAACTGTTTGGGGGTGTTCTTTGCCATATTCGATGTACGCGTCCAAGTAATTTTTCTCTGATACAATAGCGTCAGCATATGCCTTAACATCTCTTTTTTTCCCGGTTATTGAGAATTTCAACTTTGGCGCCTCGTCTTCATCATCTTCTTTCATCAAATCAGCCAATTCCGGTTCTTTCAATTTAGCCATCATCTTGACATCATCGCCATACATGTACTTTAAGAGCGTCTTGTTCCACTCTCCAAACATCTTAAGCCATGATTCTTTCAATAACTTCTTATTTTTCATATTATAATCCCTCAATCAAAGATAAATAGTCTAAACAAAAAAATGCCCATAAAGGGCATTTATCTGCTTCGCTTTTTTGCTTTTTCCATTTCTTTCTTTTCTTCTTCAAATTGCCTCTCAAGGCGCTTTAAAAACCAAAGCCTTAAACCAACTGGGAGATTATATAATTCCATTAATGACCATCCCCCAAAGTGCTTGAGCAAAAAGAATTGCTCATACAATGCTTCTTGGTACTTATCGGTCAGGCCAAAAAAAGTCCGTTCCGAACGGAACATTTACCTCCTCAGCATGATCGCAAGTGGAGCATACAAAATTGTTTTCGATTTTGACATCTGGAGACATCATTTTATAACACATCCGGAGATGTCGAGAGTCAAGGGTCGGCATATTCTGAACATACCTGTTGATGATTGCTCCATCTGTGTGCCCCTCAATCGAGACGATCATCGTCCTGTATTGATCAGAGAGTGCGCTTTCCACAATCTTCCTTCTTCTCTTGTCTTCAAGTAGCGTCGCAAGATACGTTTCGTCTTGTCCTCGCAGCAATTTAAATTCAACATTAAATTTGGTATGCGGCATGACTGTGGTGAACGTTCCGTTCTCAGTCTTGGTGATGTTCAACTCGTCAGTGAATGTTGGTTCATGGACCTTTCTGTTATTTAGATCAAATGAATACGTCTCCTTTGATCCGCAAGCTGGACAAGTAACCAAGGTTTCGTAATTGGACCCATATCCAGAAACGCGAGCAGCAATGATTATAGCATTGCGGTCTCCAGTCAAAAGCCCTTCTGGTTTGATGCTCTTGTCAACAATGATATTTTCCATAAACCTCTCAAGAGCGACACCCTTTTTTAGCAAAGCCCTTGAGGACAAAATGTCTTCGTCTTTAGCAGTCATGTATCTTATCTCGACTGTTTCTTGGTTGTGTAGTGGGTGGTTTTCAGGATACCCCATTCCTTTCGACGGGAGTTCTACAAACTCCGTTGGTGCTACAAAATGCAGAGGGTCAAAAGACTTTTCCCTTGGAGGTGCGTCAGAGTTTTGTGGTTGCTCTGCCCCAAGTCTGCTACTATTTCTACTCATTTAAACTCCTGTTATTTAGTTGTTTTTTTATCTTTAGAGTCTGCCGATTCAAGCTCAGCCCAATCATACATTAAAGTTAGCTGTAATTCAACAAATTCATCGCTTGAATAATCCAAATCTCCAAAATTAATTGATTTAATGAACACATTATTCAAAGTCCATTTTTCGATGGAGGCCCCTTGATCATCGTATTGAATAATATTACAATTCGCTTTTTGCTTCTCAATGCCTTTTGACTTATCAGTAGGCTTTTTATATCCAAAACCTTTTATTTCATCCATAAGGGATTTGGCTTTTCCGCCAACATCAACAATAACAATATTAACATCCTGCCACACTAAAACACCAGGATATTTAAATTTATGATTAATCAGTTGGTATTCGGACGTATTAACCTCATATGAGGGCTTTGAAACGGTTTTCGCCCACCACCATGGAGTCTGCTCTTTCTCTTTATTGGAGCCACCCAGCGAAAAGGAAAATCTATATTTTCTAACTGGTGTTACGTCGCCTAAATTCCAGAAGGCCATTACTTACCTCTATATTGTTGGTGTGCCTGGACCTGATGGCGCAGAGCCGTTATCATGTATTGTTTCTCCGCCGGTTTCTCCTTGTACAAGACACCAGTCATATCTAATTGTTAAATCTACTTGCTTTAATTCGTCGCTACTATAGTCTAGTGTTCCGAATTTAGCGGATTTCAACCATGCGTTTTTAAGTGTCCACTTTTCTACCTGGTTGCCCTCAGCATCATAAACAGTTATAGTCACTTGGCCCAGGGCCCCGTTCATAGAAGGTTTCGACATCGACGTTGGAGCGTCGTTTACGTCCGCTTCATCCTTAATATTATAATTTCCTTTCTGGAGAGTTTTGTTAAGTTTCCAAACAACATTAGTTGCCTTGGGGTCAACAACAGTCATTGAGATCTCATTCCACGAAACACGACCAGGATAATAATACTTATTATCATAGAAATTGTGCTCGACCTCGCTAACATCCCAAGAGGGAGTATCGCAGGTTTTTGCCCACCATTGGGTACCGCCCATGCTGTCGGTGGTAGCTCCAAGTTCTACTAAAAACCTATAATTTCTTTTGGGCTCTACATCACCCGTGTGCCAAAATGCCATATTAAAAAATCTCCTACTTTTACTTTAAATAGTACACAGATTACAATTCTGCGTCAGATCGACTTATAATAAAATCGATAGCGATGAACTCAATTGCGCGCGCAGGCTTGATAAAAATCTTGACATACATCATGTTTTTATCTTGCGCCTCGGCAGTTAGACTTTCATCAAGGTCAATTTTGTATTGCGTGATACCAAAATTAGACTTGACATCATCCAAGACGCTTCTTACTCTTGCTGAGAAGTTATTAAACGTAGCTGCTACACTTTGTTCAAACAATACAGTATCTGCGATTGCGCCTATCTTTTCTCTTAAATAAATCAAAAGCCTTCTTACGTTTACTCTTGTAAGCGCTGAAGTCGGCTCTGCTTTATACAGAGTCTTTTGACCAAAGATTACAATCTCACCAACCGCAGGGAATCTCGCAATAGGATTGATATGGTATCGGCTATCGTACAAATCATCTCTATTGGCTTTGGTCAAATTTTTCAGTGTGTTAACAACAGATAGCCCTGAATCTCGTCCGCCAAGAATGGAAAGCCCACCCCTGTTAAACCCTGCTGGAGCAAACCAAGGACCAGAAGAATTAGCGTCGTTAAAGGCCAAAGCGCCAATGGCAGCAACAGAAGCAGGAGCAATGAAGTTAAATGCTCCATCTGTGATTCTAACTCTTGGGAAGTAAGTCGCTACTCTTGAGGAATCAATCTCCAATGTATCAGAGGTGTCTTTGACGGTTGCCACCGTTCCACCAGAAGTATCAAATGCGCCATTATTTTCATACTTTTCCTTGTAACCATCGGCATAATCAACAATCGCCATAGTGTCTTTTCTTGTTTCGACGATCTCAACCAATTCAGTTAATAGAGCATTGTTTGTAAGACCAGGCATAGCAATAAGACTAGCAGGAAGTTGCTCTTCATCTCTAAGCATATCGAATGCTTTTGCGATAGAGTTGTATGCGTAATGGGATGTTTCAGAAATATTAGCAGTGGCCAAAACATTAAGGTTAGAAAAAGGATCTACATGAGTGATATCAAGTCCGTCCCTTCCACCAAAAATAGGAATGTTAAACGACCTTGGCCCGTTAGTAAGCAGCTTGTTGCTACCAGAAAGGTAAGTATAAGCTGTTCCGGCAGCATGAGAGCCAGATGCCCAATACCATCTTGCGGTATTGGTTCCATCGCTTTTAGTAGGATCAGACTTAACATCATCCATACTAAAGATGAAAGAGTGCTCTGTATTTGTACCAGCATCACTGTGGAGCCCGAAGACTTGTTCCCTACAGAGATCTCCGTAATCGCCGCGATATTTAACACCAGCGGCATTCTTTTTCTTATCAGTGGAGAACGCTTGCCTGACACCCATATCATCGTTCTTGGTGTAATCAGCACCATTAGCTGTGCTTTGTTCTGTCAATTTCATTCTTGGGAATCTAAAGGAGGCAGACATATCATTTGCTAGTTGCGCAAAAATATTAGTACTACCACCAGTTTTTGGCACCGCATCGTTGCCTTTTATATATACGTTGGTTACATCGTCATCGTCTACACCAACAACTGCCGACGCTGAAAGGGCATTATTATCGTCGGTGGTTTCAGAATAAGTCACAGTAAATCCAGGCCCTGTAGATTTGGCTGTCAGTGTTAGCGAAGTGCTGGTAGGCTTTGCAGCAACCCAGTTATCAGTATCAATTTTGTTTACAAGAACGAATACTTCATCTCTATAACCTTCGGCATTACCCGGTGATCCGTCAATAGTAGCAGTGAAATTAGCCCCATCAGCGGACCAATCCGTAGCGGTTGAGCCACCATTATTCGCCAAAATCTTATATTCAATCCCATCCACAGTAAGCTTAAATTCATCATTATTGTTTGCGTGCGCCTGACCGGCAAAAGTAAGAGTCACTTTGGCGGCTGCTGCCGATGCGCCATCATTAACTGTATCTCCAAACGCGTTTGGTCCGCTGGAGCCCTGTACCAAAGTAAAGCCTTTTGGTCTCGCAGGGCCATAAAAGCCCCAAGGAATTGCGTAATCATCAGAAAGAGCATTGGCCTTCAGAGCATCACTTTGTTCAATTCTAATATAGTTTGAACGATTTGGAAATTCGCCTTCCGTATTAAATACACGATTCACCGTATCCCAATTCAGTTTAGCATCTCCAATTCTTCTGGCAACAAAGTTGCTGCTTTCCGCATTAAGATTAAGGTTGGAGAATCTTTCAACAACGGTTTCTCCTCTTACAACTTCAATTGTAAAAGACGAATCCGGGTTTATGGTGTTCCCAATGGCCAAATCAGTCACTCTAATGTGATATTTATGCATCCACTCCCCGTCATGACGAGAATGAATTCTAAATAGCTTTTTCATATCTTCCGCTTTCCATGAAGCATATGAAGCAGCCTGTGGACTCGGATCTTTTGAAATGATCCACCCTGTTTTGGGAGCGGCAGCATCACCTAGGTGGTTAATAAAGTTGTCGGATGCGCCCCCACTTTTTAACTCCAGGGGCAACAACATTGCGTAATTATCAGCAGTTGTCGCCGATGCGAACCTATTATAGCTTTCTTCGAAAGTCTCACCAAGAAAATATGTTTTAGCTTCTGAAGAGGCATAGTTTGTGGTGTAAATTCTTTGCGGATTTGTATTGAGAACATTTCTAATATAACCATCTCTGTTGTCGGGATTAAAATGGAATGTAAGAGATTCATTCAATGTGCTAGCGTCATCCCAAATATCCAAAATAAAAGAATTGTTAGAGCCAACTGATTTAATAAGAGTACCAGCCTCAGAAACAGGACTGCCCTCAACAGCAGTACCGCTAAGAGTCAAAGCGGAGCCAGTTGTGTAAATAATCGCAGCCAACGTACCTTTGCCATCCGCAGTGGCCGAAGACGACGGCATTACAAAAAGACCATACGCGCTAGTATTGGACTCTGGGGCACTGGTATGGAGCGCTGCTCCTCCTAAATTCCATCCGGCTTTTGTTGCTGCGGCTGTGGATTCAGCATTATCCTCACCAAGCAATCTTATGAATGTGACAGGAGATTCACCAGAGGCTAACCAAGCCTTAGCAGCATACATCCCGTATGTGGGGCCCTGTGTATTCCCGTTTCTATATACGTCACCCTTTCCAGAGCTTAAACCATTGATCGGCTTACCGAAAATTAATTCAAATTGCTCTAAACTATTAACTTTAACTGGAGTCATTCCGGGGCCTGAAGGCGCCCTGCCAATGATTACAATACCTGGCTCGTCTGGAGCTTGTGGGAAAGTAGACTTGTCTACCTCTCGGATTTGAACACCCGGTGACTTGAAATCGAAATCTGAAATAGCCATTAAAATATTCTCCTTATAATTTTATCTAAACTAAATAGTGCTTTATTGCTGTAAACGCATTTTAATAAAAAAAGCATTTTATTTCTATCTTTTTACAAATGGATCACCAATAATAGCTCGCTCTGAGCCTATTTCAACTTTAATAATGCTCTCTCTTTTAGTTAATATGGGTTTGTCTCTATTATTGGGGTCTCCAATTAAATACCCCGAAACCTTAACTTGTACTTTAGTCTCAAACATGCGCTCTTCTTCGCCCATATTCTCTAAGTTTTTATTTTCGGAAAAATCTTGTTGTATAAACGCTTCGTAGGGCCAGTTGTCGTTTTTGAAAATGAAACCATTAATTTGACCAGTTGATATTATAAATGGTGTTATTAAATCATTCATTTGCTGTTGATATTCGGCCCTGAGGGTTATTGTATACATGACCGTGATATAAGTCGGAATAGGCATGCTGTAATTGTTATAAACCGTAACTGATTTGGTTTTAAACCCCTCCCTGTTGGTTCCAGTTTCATTTGCGTTCTTCAGTATTTTTGCTTTGGCAGCATTTTCTAGATTTCTGCTTTTTTCTTGATTTACTTCTTGGTGAACAGAAATAACCCCACCCTTAATATCGCTGAATTCTTCAATGTGTGCCTGAAACGTTCCTTTGAAATTGGGATCTTTTGAGATGGAATCTCTATGGACAGTCATGAGAGGCATAATTAATTTTCCTGCGCTGTCTCTGATTAATTTATCGTTTTTAATCTGAAAGGCCCTTTCTGCCCCTAGCCATAAGACTGGTACTTTTTTATATCCCTCATTTGTGTTTACAGAAATATTAATATCCTCTTTTACCCAATTGTAAAATCCAACATCAATATTCTCTATAGTTGAGGGTTTTAGTTGCTTTTTAGTTGGCATTAAATAATCCATCCCTTGCTCTTATGCATTCTGCTTGTATTTCAAATCTGTGTTCCGGTTGTCCGAAGAGTAATTTTGGCTCTATTAGCTTAACAACTTCGTAAAATATCTCCCCGTATCTAACGAAGTCGCCTTCCCTCACAAAAAGATCCTGGTCTTCTGTTAAGCGCCTTTTATGAAACTTAACACTAATTTTGGTTAACTTGTCGACACCAATGTTGCTTGTATATGTGCTCTCAACACCTTGGTATTCTACAAGGGCATGAACCCTTATTGGTGGGAGAAAAGTTTTCTCCATAGCCTCGCCATACAAGTGATGGTAATTTGTATAATCTGTGTCAATAGCAAAATATAGTATTTGCTGCCCCACGACCCTTTCTATAATTTCATCATTGACCTGCTTTACAAGATCACGCTCTTTTTCTCCCAAAAACAGCGGTGGGGGCGGTTGGTTTGGTTTTTTCCATTTGTTATCAGACATTATATTATCCTACAAAGACCTTAAGAGGAACATCAGTTAATATATTTTTGGCATTCTCAGTCATTTCGTTATCAGTGGCTAATAATTTTGGATAAGTTATCTCGTCAAGTTGTGTTTTTAATTCATCTCTAAGTTGATTTTGCTCGTCTTTGGCTTGCGACAAAAGATCAGCAGAATTAAGTGTAATATTATCGCCAGGTATAGGTATAGAGCCTCCAAACTTCCCTCTAATTTGCCCAAGAGTCTCTTTTGATAAAGCAAGAGAGAATCTTCGAATCCACTGCTTGCCAATTGAATTAATACTCTCGTACGCTATATTCTCAAAAGGAAGTGTGTTCATATTATTGACACCATCCTGTCCGGCATCATCGTCATCTGTAAACGGGTTTTCATCAATTGAAAATCTAAACCAAAATTTCTCTGGTGAAACGCTAGTAGGTGTGGGATATATCCTTAATTTATTATCGATGATCTCATATGAATAGTGACTTGTTCTTGTATACAGGTGGTCTTCATAAGCAATTGCTTGGGCCTTGTTATGCCAAGCAGGTATAACTTGGAACGTTGAATCGTCAGCATATTGCCCATAAGTATGCATATCGCCAACCACGTTTATTCCGCCGTAATAGCCGTAAAATCTCCACATCTGTCGAGGGGTCACATAGTATACCTGGCGCACAAAAACTCGTTTATTTCCCACTTTTCCGGAGAATGTGGCACCACCAGCAGTGTCTAGTGTCTCTACAATGCTTTGTAAATCATAATCCTGCTGATTACTAACAGGGGCGAACGAGGCAGAATATATAGGAGTGGTGCCACCGACACCTGCTTCTGTAGAAAAGGTATCCGATATCTTAAACGCTGTTTGGAATTTAAACTTAGGATATTTTAACTCAATATTTTTTGTGCCGCTATCTGTTCTTTCCCCCTTGTGGTTAAATGACCCAGTTTCTGTTCCAAGCGCTGTTCCCAAAACGTTTTTTGATTGATGTAAGTTTACAATATAAGAATATTCTAATACGGCCTCTTCGTAATTAGCATAGACATTTTGCTCTTTTAATTCAATATCAAGGACATCTCCGCCTAACTTTTTATAAGTAAAGGCCACTTGCGCCACAGCCCCAGTGACAAATGCCGCTGAAGCGGTATAAAATCCTATAGGACATGCTGCTGCTACATTAGATGCTGTCCCTGTTATGGGAAGCACAATTGCGCTAGTTGTCGAAGTTGGTGTTAAAGTTGGTAATGACATTCATGAAACCTCCAATCAAAGTAAATAGTCTTATATCTATTGTTCGGCTTCGATGGTCTTGATAATGTTGGCCTTTGTCATAGATGCGGAAACCTTAATATTTTGTTCTTTCGCCAAAGTGATTAGTTTTTTCTTTGTCATTTTCTTTAAATTTGGAACAGTAGGTGTGGTTTCTTTTAATTCTGGCTCTGTTTGGGTGGCTTTCAATAACGGGGTGTTAGTTTCCGCTGTCTCGGTCACATCGGCCTCATCAGTGCCCATGACGTCTGCGTCCATATTAAAAGTTTGTAAAATTTTGTCACAAGAATTTGACACGTCTTTCATTCGCTCTAGAATGACCGAATTGTCTTCAACAACCTTTGTCATTTTTGCCTCTTGCTCTCTTGCTTTTATTCGCTCGATTCTTTGTTGTCGCCTCAAGCGTTGTGATCTTTTAGCCATGGTAACTCCTTGTTAGCTTCTGTAATTAGTTTCAAATCTGGAAAATTGGTCGAAAATAAAATTTTGGATATTCCCCAAATAGAAAAAGCCCACCGAAGTGAGCTTAGTCTTAATGTTGCGGAGATTAGGGATTATGCGTCATACTTTACAAGACCACCAGCGGCAGAACAAACAGCAACACCATGCCAAGTTGTTCCGTCACACCACAACTCAACATAATCACCAACGACAGCAGTATTTCCAATAATAGTTACACCATCACCAGCAGTTTGTGTAACCGAACCACCAGAGCCGTCTAAGAACCTAACTTTAACAATGTTGTTAGAGTCGCTTGTTGATTGTTTAATAGAGCAATCAACATCAGCACCACCATTCATTGAAGTGACAACAACACGACACCACCATCCTGCTCCTGCTTCGGCAACGGTTGGCAACTGAATACTTGTAAAACTAGCGGTTTCACTATACATGAACATGGTTCCGCAATCTGAAACATCAACGGTCTTGTTTGCCGCCAACGCTTCTGTTTTAAAACGGTTCGCAGCATATCTTCCTAATTTAGCCATTTAATTAATCTCCTTATAATCAATAAATCTTATTTGCGTAACTCGCAATCATTAGTAAATAGTGCCCCCAAATAGAAAACCCCCAACCGAAATGGAAGGGGGTATCTTTTTAACCTATTGGCTTAGATTAGCTTGCGCCGCTCTCTCCAAGAAGCCCTCGAACGATAACAAGACCGTACATATCAGGACGAACCATCTTCTTAGCGTAGCGAGTCATTACCCCTTTACGAGGAACGAAGTCTTCTACACCGAAGATCGTTGGTGTGGTTTGTAGAGGCACGTAAGGTGCGTATACATAACCGCTTTCAAGGAAAGAGTTACCACGACGACCGACAAGGACAACGTTTCTTGGGAAGTAAGGATCGACCATAACGTCGAACTTACGGCTCAAGGCACCAACTTTAACAGCGCCGATCTCGCCTTTGTCTGCATCAGCGGTAACATTAGCACGGAATCCAGAGGTAAACTCAAGGATGTTAGCAACTTCTGGAGAACAAACTACGAAGTTAGCACCACCACGAAGAGTCTTTCTGTGGATTTGGGCAGAAACGTCATTGATGGTCTCAATGAGAGTCTCATACCATTCGCTAACAGTTCCGGTGAAGTCAGGAGCAGCAGCAGTAGCGCCCAGTTCCGCACCAGTTTGACGATTAACGAAAAGACCGGGTGAACGAGACCAGTAATAGGTCGCAGCAGTAGCGCCATTTACAAGGTCAGCGAGGATCTCGCGGTCGATCTCAAGAGCAATTTGCTCAGAGAGAATAGAAGTCAATTCAACTTCAGCATCAAGATTATGGTAAGCATTCAAGTCTTGACCAAGCTCAGGGGTCCACTTAGCTTTAAGCTTCTTGGTTTGAGCGGTGATCGCGGTTGAATCAACCTTGATGTCAATCTCTGGGATGTTTGAGTTTGCTTCAAGTTCGAACAAGTCACCGACAATTGCTCCTTGCTTAGCAGCACCAGCATTATCATATTGATCCTTAACTGGAAAAACCAACTTTTCCGCAGCAACAGCGGTTGTACTAGTCAAGGTACCAGCAGAGATAATTCCACCAGTAAATACAAGGCGAACAGCCTTTTTGTCGGTCGCAGCGTCAGCAGCAGAAACTAAAGCAGTCAAACGACGGATCTGTGTCACAGCGGCCCCAGCAGCATCAGAATAAGCCTGAGCAGCAGCAGCATCCAAGATAAACGCAGAAAGATTATCAAAATCTGGGTCGCCTTCAGAAACTTTAGCACTGATTTCTTCTTCTTCGATATCAATTACAATAATACCTTGGGAAGAATCAGTAATAGAAAGAAGGTCTGGGTCATACTGGATAAGTTTTTTGTTAGCTTCGCTAACTGCGCCATCAAGAGTAAATGCTGCTTTCATATCCATGCCACCAGCACCATCTGTAAGTGCTGCGTTGTTAGAACCACTTGGTGAAGAATAAGCATAACCGGTCATTCCACGGGGACCAGATTGGTCTTCTTTGCTAGAACCAACGATGTTAACACCGTCGATCACTCCAGCACCAAGAGCATCAGTGCCGTAAATCGAAGCAGTACCCCCTTGTGTGTTACCAAGGCGAGCCCCAGAAACAGCGGAACCACCTTCGGAATCACCAAAAGTGAAATCAAGGAAGAAAATGAGCCCTGAAGGAAGACTCATTGGTTGAACACTAACCAATTCGTTAGCGATAAGTCCGGCGAATACACGACGAACAATTGGGAATGCAACAGCAGCGAATCCTTCAACATCACCAGCACTCATGGAAGAAGCTTCTCGAAGAAGCTCTTTTGCTTGGTTTTCAAGCAGGCGAGCCATGTTGTGCTTGTTGCGCTCGCCGTCAAGGCCTTCAAGTAAACCTGTTTGTGACCATTTATCCAAAAGGGCTGCGCCCTCTGCTTTCATATCACGGTTTACGATGCCTTCAGTAAGTTTTTGTACAATAGACATTTTAATACCTCCTACAGTATGTCTTAATCAATACCAGCCAACTTCTTCATTCGATCTGCGAATGTAAGCTCTTGGCTTGGTTTATTTTTTCTTGGCAAAATACCTGATAAGGTTGATTTTCTCTGGATTGACTCGCTAAGTGATTGTGGCTTATACTTTTTAGTAGAGCCCACTGTAGCCCTAAGAGTCTCTTGTAGAGCTTTCGCCTCTTCTGGTGTGTTTGCCTTTGCGATGGCTTCAACAATTTTTCGTTTTTGTCGCTCATTCAAGGAGGCATCGCTTAGTGTATTGTTGCTATAAAGCAATTTAGCATTTGATAGAAGAGTTTCGTTCAAAACATCTTCCAATTTTTCAATAATGCTTTCAAAATCTTTTGTTTGGGTTTGAGATAGGGATAGAGCTTCATCAAGCTCTTGAATTCTTTTTTCAAGAGCCTCTTTTTCTTCTTTATGTTCGCTTGATTCCATTTTAGCCAATTCCATTTCCTGTTGATAGCCCAGCGTCTCTTTGCTGGTCTCAAAAGTGCCATTTTTGTGTTCACCGGCCATATCTACAACCAGTTCTTCTTCTAAAACTTCTTCTTCTTCAATCTCACTTATAATATTCATAATTTCCTGAAGAGCTAAATCCTCTTCATCTGTCTCTGGTACCTCGGCTTCTAAATCATCACCTCCCGGCAAGTCAAGGTCTCCTAAGAGATCTTCTGTTCCTTCTATTTCTTCTGGATCAGGCTGATCAACAGCAGCAATATGCTTCAACTGCTCAAGGTCCAGCTTAAAGTCTTCTGGATCAAACTCCAACTCCATCTCAAGATCAACGGCTTCATCTGGGCTTAAATCAGCAGCCGCAAAACCAGGATCAAAAACTGCTTCTGGTGCGGACCCTGGCACTGAACCGCCCAATGGGTCTACTTCTTCTTGTTCCGACAGCAAATCTCCCTCTGTAGCCTCTTCAAGATCAGATTCCAAAACTAAATTTGTTTTTTCTTCTCCAATCATAGTAATCCCCACCTTTCCATTATCGGACTCAGTAGTAACTCGGGCATATCGGCCCTCATATTTGACTAGATCGCCCCTGTTAAGGGTTCTTGTCTCACTTTCAAGCAGAGTATCGACAGCGGCTTTGATTTGGGGTGCGTATTTATCAATAATTGCCTGTTCAGCATTTTTAAGAGCCGCTTCTCTTAGCGCAGCGGCATCAACAATCGCTTGTTCTAACATTGAGGACATTAAAGCTTTCTCCTGGTAATAATATTATCAAAGATAAATAGTGTCAACAACAGGAAAAGGAAGTATGATCGATTATCCTTCCAATACAGCAACCCTTTCCTTAAGATCATCTATAATTTCTTGTTGTTCTTGGATTGCTTTTGTAAGTACGGCGATCAATTCTTTTTGAGCCAGTGATTTAAAGTCAGGAATGACATCAGAGACCCCAGCAGCCAATTCCGTGGTGTGAACCATATCAGGAAAAACTTCCTCAACCTCTTGCGCAACAAATCCAGTATATTCTGCCGACGATTGTTCATCGTCGTTGGGCTGATTAATACGATTGTAATTCACTGGTCGTAATTGCATGACTTTTGCTAATATATTATCAGGCATGCTTCTAATGTTTGTTTTAATTCTAGCATCAGAACCATCAGAGACTGTTCCAGTAAAAGTAACATTTTCATTTGTAGCAATAATCATCACATCAGCAGTCCCTCCAGCGTCTGATTCTTCAATAGTAATTCCAAATGTACCAACAGTACTACTATTTTGACCTCGAATTATTATACCACCTCTTCCGGTCACACCTCTGTGGCCATAACTTACTTGTAGGCCAGAATAATTGTTTGTGCCGCTGTCTGAAACTTCTAGACCACTATTTGTCCCAAAGATTGCTAGACTGCCATTAGGCACCAAAATCCCCTGTCCTTGGGTAATTTTCATAGCCTCTGTGGTGGTGTTAGCTCCATCGGCAGTTGTGCTAAAAACAATCGACCCAGGCATATCATTGCTTCCGGCTGATCCGGAGCCAGCTATCATCTCAATTGCGCAAGCAAATTCACTATTGGTTCCGTCAGAGCCTTTAGCCTTTATAGCGCCCAAGACGTCTCCATGCTGCACCGCAGTATGACCACCGGCAGTTCCATGACGTGATTTCTCAAAAATAATTTCACAACCAATATTGTCATTAGAATTTTTCGCAAACGAAAGGTCACCAACAATATTGACATCAGTTGAAGTTAAGGGGCTAGCGCCTTGCCTATTGATATATACACGGTCATTCCCAGCATCAATGTAGAACATGTGGTCTTTTCCTGGTGCTTCGATTCGGAAATCAATATCGTTTCCAGCCTCATTGAAAACAGTCATATCTTGTGATCCGTCTTCAAGCATTTTCATAAAGGCCACACCGCCAACTTCAATATAAAGTTGATCATCTTGAAATTTTAATCTAGTGTCCTCGTCTCCTTCATGAGTAATGTATAGAGGAACATTTAATTGACCTGCAACAGTGGTTACGGAATTAGCCCCAGCCCCAACAGTTACATCAACCTCCCCAACGGCATCACCATCTACCAAGACCAAACCATCAGCCAAAGAGCCGTTGTGGCTAGCAACAGAAAGAGTCAGCCTTCCCCCCTCTGCTCCACTAGAGGCATCTTCAATCTCTCCCCTGATTCGAGCATATTCAGTAGCGGTTGGTGTTCCATCATCTTGGCCATAAAACTCAATGGTGCCGCAAATGTCCGCATCCGTTCCGTCATTACCAGCATGTGTATTATTAAGGCGCAGGAAAGAGCCACTAATATTATTTTGATCTTGAACAATACTCAATCGATAAAGATCGAATGTTAAAGTTTCTTCTCCGTTTAGAGCGTCTGAAGAGGAGAAAGTTGCTATTCTATTGTCTGCCCCATTGGCAACAGAAGATACCGCCCCACTACCACCACCAGCAGATGCTGTCAATTGACTACCCGATACTCCAATATTAGCTCCAGCGATAGCCGTCAAGAAAGTATCAAATGAGCACTTTTTATCCCCGTCAGAATCAATAAAAGCCAAACTATCTGATGCTGGTGCCGGGGTTGCTGAGGCAAGGCCATTCATATTTGTCTTTAGGCCTGTAGCTGCGACCGTGAGTCCCGAATTAGACTGTAATTCGACACTAAGCTCGTTAATGCTGTCGGCTCCTCCGCCGAAAGACAGACCATCTCCAGCAACGGAACCCGTAATGCCAATCTTATCTGAAGTAATTTTTACAGCACCAGAAACCTGCACTTCCAATTTGCCACCATCGTTAATAAGTCCATTACCAGCGATTTGAGTTGAAAAATTTGAAAATGTTGATTTCTTAAGTAAACTATCCCCTGCGTCCACAATAATAATATGATCGTTTGCGTAAGCTGGAGCCGCTGCGGCAATTCCATCAGCCCTAACTGTGCCCCCTAATTGCAAATTACCAGACCCTGACACATTACCAGTTAATAGTAGATCTGTTCCGTCAAACGTAAGATTGGCCTCTCCAACTAGCGCCTTGGAACCGCCAGATGTTATAATCCTATTGTCTGTATCTCCACTATATGAAGTGACTGCTGCTGAGAATAAGTTGGCAATAGTGCCTGCGGTTGTTCTCTTCACAGCATCACCGTCATCAGCATCAAAAATTAAAATCTTATCTGCTGTGTTTAGTGACCCGACTGCCGAAACCCCAGAATTCAATTTTAGACCACTTGAATCTGTTATACCGCCACCGGAAGCTAATTGGACTTGGGAGCCGTTTATATTTGCTCCGGCCCAGGTACCATAAAACTGAGATCCGGAAATGTTACCAGACCCAGAGATGGATGTTGCTTTAAAATCAAGAACAGAGCCATTGAATTCAAGATTAGCTTCCCCGTTCAAAGCATCCGCAGAAGAAAAAGTTGCTATTCTATTGTTTGCTCCGTTAGCAACAGCACTAACTGAACCACCTGTAACCTCTTCACCGTTAGCATAAAAAGCAGAGGCTGAAATGTTTAATGATGCGCTAACAGCACCAGCGACAGATATAGCATGATCAACAGCATGAGTTGAAACACTTAACGTATTTCTAACATACGTATTGGACCCTGTTAAAGCATTAAAGTCTTTGCTACCAGAAACGACTTGATTAGTGTGAGTATCAACGATATCTTCAATTTGCCCCTGTGTTGGTCCTTGGAAATTAACGTTTTTGTTAAGAATATTATATGACATTTATAAACCTCTGTTTTTGTACATAAATAGATTTTAAAATAAAAAAGGCTGGTGCCCGGAAGCACCAGCCCAAGTAAATAACCCAATAAGGATTAGAATACTTTCCAAGTGTTTGCTGTAACGTAAACTATCATGACAGCAGCATGAGGTGATTCAAGAACAATTGAAGTAAGTCCATCAATGGTATGAGAGCCTTGCTTGCTAATAGTCAAGGTTCTCGTGGAATTACAATTGCTTGGCGCTTTAACGTAAACGGAATCCCCTACATCAGGTGATGCTGGTAGGTTTACTGATTCTGCTCCGCCTAAATCAGCAAAATAATTAATACCATTTGCGAGAGTCTGGCCGTTATCTTTAATAGCAACGTTCATGCTGTTATCAGCAAGATACGTTTTGAAATCAGAAGCTGGGATCTTTTTCATTGTTCCGCCATCATCAACGATAATCCCATCGCCATCTGCTAGCGCAATTGAAGACCCAACAGCGGTTCCGCCGTCTATAAGATTTAATTCAGCAGCAGTTGATGTTATCAAGGTTCCGCCCAATCGCAAACCCTCGTTCGATCCATTGTGGCCGTTTACATTCAGCCCATTAGTGACATTAACACCACCATCAAGAGTGTTATTAATATCTAAGAGATTTGTTTCGTCACTTCCACCATCAGTCACCGCGAAAACAAAAGCACCCTCTTCACTCCCGGCAGTCACAATTCTTGATTTAACTATCATTGATGCATAAATGTGCCCAGCGTGGCCGGCATCTTCACCAGTGAAGTCAATAATCCCCAAAGTGTCGCCATTGGCAGCAGAATTGCTAGTGTCTTTAACAATTCTAATCTTAGCACCATTAGCATCATTATTTGTGTTCTTAACTCTAAGAACCGGCTTTGAAGCAACAGATGAAATTAATGTCAAGCCATCGTCATGCTCATGCTCCAATACGACTTCAGAATCTGCTCCGAAGCGGATAGCGGCACTGTCGGACTTCATAAAAATATCATCCCCAACCTGTAGATCATTGGCAATAGAAACACCACCATCAAGAGTGTTGTTAATATCTAAGAGATTTGTTTCGTCATTTCCGCCGTCAGTAACCGCAAAAACAATAGCACCCTCTTCGCTCCCGGCAGTCACAACTCTTGATTTAGCTGTCATTGACGCATAAATGTGTCCAGCATGACCAGCATCTTCACCGGTAAAGTCAATAATTCCTAGAACATCATTGTTTGAAGCGGAATTACTAGTGTCTTTGACAATTCTAATCTTAGCACCATTAGCATCATCGTTTGTGTTCTTAACTCTAAGAACCGGCTTTGAAGCAACAGATGAAATTAGCGTCACTCCATCGTTGTGCTCATGTTGTAACATGACCTCGTTATCAGCACCCCAATAGATTATTCCCTCATCAGCGAGATATAAATCTGCCCATTCTTTTGATGCGCTACCAAGCCGTGCGCCATCAGCATTTAATGGAGTGATGTCACCAGATGTCTGGATCGACCCCTCCTGAATTAAAGAGCCGCTCAAGCGAGCATCTCCTAGTTGAAATTTATAAGCCATTTAATTTGTCCTCCTATAAAATTAAAAAAGCGTTTTTAAAAAAAAGGCGGGAACCCAATGAAGGGCCCCCACCAAATATCATTGAGCAAAACTCAAATCGTCCCGAAGGTCGATCTTAGTATACTCTCCAAGTGTTGTTAGCAACGTACATGAGGTTAACAGCAGCAAATGGAGATTCAAGAACGATAAAAGTAGCACCATCAATGGTCTGAGATCCAGCTTTTAGAATCTTGATGCCATCCGCGTGTACAGCAGCAGGAGCTTTAACATGAACAACCTGACCAATTTCCGGAGAAGCTGGAAGGGTCCAGGTACGAAGAGCAGTAGTATCAGCAGAGCCGTAATTGAAACCAACAGCTAAGGAGCCATCAGCATCACCAATAGCAGTAATAGTTTGCGCAACAGCACCTTCAAGATCACCAATGAATTTATTAGCTTTCATGTTAGTGTAAGCGGCACCCAATTTAAGCTCCATTCTGCTTGTAGCGTGAGCCCAAGCGAATGTAAGATCATCAGATCCCATTTCAATGGTGATACCAGCGCCATCAGCAGCAGAAGAGTTAGCAGCATTCTTAGCAACTTTGATATTAAGATCTTCTACTTCAAGAGTAGTAGTGTTAAGAATGGTGTTGGTTCCGTTAACAGTCAAGTCACCACTAACGATAAGGTTACCAGAAAAGGTTCTGTTACCAGCAATAGTGCTTTTAAGATCAAGACCGTCACCATCAACTTCGAGAGCATCAGCAGATCCTAAACGAAGATCACCAGAGAAAGCACCACCGGAGTAGCTCATGTCAATAGAGTTGCTATCAGAAACAGAAAGATGAGCACGCAATTCAGCAACACTCATCTGAGTAAAGGTGTAAACACCATCGTTATAAGCAAGAGAGCCTTCAGCTTTGCCACCAGTAGAAGCAGCACTGAATTTGCTTTTTGCGTAAGTAGCAACACGAGACATAGCAGATTTTCTGTTTGTTCCGCCTGCGCCATCATCAACGATGAACAAGTCAGCATCAACAAGAGCAGCACCGATATCAGTTCCGCCATCCAAATCAAGAGCAGAAAGGTCAACCTTGTTCGCGCTTGAAATTTTCAACATTTTGCTATCAGCAATAGAGCCAGAAAGCATAGCATTGGTGATACCAGCAGCTTTTACTCTAAGAGCATCAGAGTTAATCTCGATTGAAGAAGCGTCAACTCCAACAGCAAGAACACCAGCAGAAGCAGCAAGACCATTACCAGCGATAGCAGCAGCATAATCAGCCATAGATTCTTTTCTAACTGCGGTTGCGTCATTATCCCAGAACGCAAAAGAGTCATTAGCAACAGCTACATCAGCAGCAGTCAAAGCGCCAAAGTCAAGCTTGATGTCATTTGCTTGAACGTCGATACCACCAGCAGCAGCCCCAACAACAGCAAGAACACCAGCATTGTGTGTTAAACCATTACCAGCAACAGCAGCTTCAAGACGAATTCCCGAACCACCATTGAATTCAAGACCACCATTACCATCAAGAACAACCTGAAGATCAGATACAGCAGCAGAACCATTGTAAGAACTCATAGAGAGACCTTTGTTAGCAGAAACTGAAAGAGCGTCAAGGTTAGCACCAAGAGCTTTTCCAGAGATGGTAGAGTTAGAAAGCTTTGCATTAGAAATAGAACCAGCCAACATTGCGTCGGTGATACCAGCAGCTTTTACACGAATAGCAGAAGCAGCAGAACCATTGAAAGCAGAACCAGCGCTGAATTCAATAGATGAATCATCAACAGAAAGAGCATCAAGGTTGGCACCAAGAGCTTTTCCAGAGATGGTAGTAGCAGCCAATTTAGCGATTGGAATTTCACCAGCATCGATTTGTGCTACAACATTAGCAGCGGTAGCATCGTCAACGTCAGTTGCAACGAGTCCGTCCTCTGCTTTAATAGAACCGGAAGCGGTAAACGCTCCCAATTGAAATTTATAAGCCATATTATAATCCTCCAAAATATAGACTAAAAGGCCCGCAGGCCTTCGATTATAAATAGGCTAATATTACCCAACAGAAACACTTCTGATCAGTAGATAAAGTACTTATTAATTCCGTTTGTGTAAATATTAACAGAAGAGTATGGACTTTCTAATGTAATAACAGTGTTTCCATCAATTTGGTCGCCGTTTGACGTACTTATTACAATATTGTGGGTATGACAATTTCCACCCTCATCCTTAAAAATAAATGTCTGTCCTGGTACACAAATACTCGCATCAGGCAAAGTTAATCTGACTGAGGCTGTTAGTGTGTTGCTCTGAATGCCTATCATATAATCTGTTTTCAGCACTTGATAATCCCAAGAAACAACATTTCTTTTATAAGCAAGGCCTCCGTGAAACTGCATTTGAAAGGCCTTCATTTGAAATACCCTATTGGGGTCCATAACAATGCCGCGATCAAGAAGATGCATGTGCCCAACATGGAAACCCTTTGTGGCGCTACCGGAACCGAATTTCATGCTGCCGTCTTTAACACTAAGCGCTTCTCCCCCAAAGTAAATTGTACTGCTTGAAACATATAAAGACTTCCACTGCTTACTGGGTGATCCTAAGTCATATACATTGCTTTGCCCTGGTAAAAAAGACCCTGTCAGAACAATGTTACCAGACATGATCATGCCTGCTGATCCCGTTATTCCCTTGGAGGCATTTAGATGTGGGATATTAACTGTATCGGTAGACGTATTATACGTAAAAACAGAATCAGCATCCAGGGTATATTCGGCATTTACTACTTTATAAAATGGTATTCTAGTATCACCAGCATTATATAATTCAAACTGCTTTACATTCTCAAGCCCAGAGCCGTCACCAATAAAGGACCCACTAGAAATTACACCGATTGCAGAGGTACTTCCGCTTAATACGTTGTAACCCATTCATCAAGCCTCCCTTTAGTAAATAAACCAATTCGTCGTGCCATCACTATAAAGGGTGAGGGCTGCGCTATCCCCAGTTATACTATAAGTAGTTGCATGGTCTATTGTATTCCCACCAGAGGCTGATACTACTATTTGAGTAGCTGTGACTCTTGTAGCATTATACTCATCTTTAATGATTAAAGTATGACCAGCACCGACAACAGAAGCCGATGGCAATTGGATGGATACGTAGGCACTTGAACTAACACCTATTATAGAATTGGCTGTTGTTACAGTATAGGAAGAAGCGACTAGCTTGTGATAAGCTTGCTTGACCCCTCCAGAAACAATAGAAACCGAACCAGTAAAGACATGTGTATCCGATGAATCGTTGCCAAAATTGGTACTCCCACTGGAGTTAAGCTCAATCTTGTTGGTATGAACAACATCAAATGTGTGGGCTTGAAGCGTGCCGCTGATAATCATGCTGCCTGTTAACGACAGTGTGCTGCTGGCATTATTATATACAAACTTATTGCTCCCAGAAATCATCCCAGAAGTACCAGAGACGTACTGTAAGGCGCCTTCAGGGCCTTGCCCAGTTATTACATCATTTAAATATGCCCATCCAAATTCACCCATTATATAATTCCGTTAAAAAGTACTACAAGCAGCGTAAACAGCAGTTGGCGCATTTGTCCAAGTACCCCCGGCTCGTTTTAATCCAACTCTATCAGCGCCATAAATCTCTATCACATATGTGGTATTAACAGTAATCGCATCACAGTCTATCACAGTAAATTCCGCCCACTGGCCAGACGCATGATTATAAACCGCAACCTCTATATCCCTTCCGGGATTTCCGCCACCAACATCCACAGTCACATGAAGATATCTTTGGTTTTCAGTTACATACCCAGCAGTTCCATCAGTCGCCGTTATTCCACTAAACGATGCACCGTGGTCAATAACTGTTGCCGCCGTGCCTTGTTTACCAGCTATATTTTTAGGGCTTCTTGTTCTCCCCCAGCTTTGTGCTACATAATTTGACATAATAAAATCTCCAACTTCCTATAAATAGTTATCTTTTTTGTTTTGCTAATTCTTTTGCCCTTCTTCTATCAGATCGTTTTTTAGCACGTCTTCTTTTCTCAGAAGGTTTCATATATCTTTGCTTTTCTCTATAATCATCAATAATGCCAAGTTTCTTGACCTTTTTTCCGAATCGCTTGATCAGGCGCTCAGGACTCTCATTCCGTCTTGGATAAACTATATAATTTGTTGCCATTATTTCTTCTCCATCATTTTATTAAATATGGCAGAAGACTTGTTGCCAAACAAATTTGAAATATCTACCCCCGGATCATTTGGGGCGACATCAGATAGCGCCCCTGCCGCAGAAGGGCCACCAGGGTTATCCATCGGAGTTGTTCCCTCGAAGATGTTAATGCCTCTGTAAGCGTCGGCCCCTATAGCATTAAGAAGTTTTTTCTTGTGCTCTCTTAAGCTTTCTGTATTATTCTGTTTCGGTGGCGGAGGGGCAGCTTCCTTGACGACTTGTTTTGTTGTGGTGCCAAGCCCAGTGGCGACTTCGTTTATAATGTGAGATAGGGCGCCTTTCTCTTCAAACAAAACCTCCCTAATACATTCTTTGATCAAGGGTCTTAAAACCCTTTTAAGTTGTTTTTTGTCCATTAGTCTCTCAAAATTTTATTAAATAAATCGTTTATAATTAGATCACTTTTCTGATTTATTTTGTTCTCATATACTTTAAATGTTTTTTCCGATTGTCCGTCGGGATAAATATAAGCATTTGGAGTTGAAGGCTCGGATACAATATCAAAACAAATTAGCTCGAAGTCCTCTTGGACAATCGTGCCTTGGGCTGACTCCTTAACCGAGCCCAACCCTCTACTGGATATCCCAAGTTTGATTCCAGAATGAATGAGGCCTTTCAAAATTTTACCGGAAGGGGTGTCAAGAATCTTAATCTTGCCCATGACATCCTTACCTTCCCACCACATGTCGGTTACAACATGAGACACATTTCTTAAATTAATAACAGAGTCGTCTGGGTGGTCTAATTCTCCGAGTGCCCTGTTGTCTTTGATGACAGTTTGGTAATTTTGTATTTCCTTTCTGAGAACATCGCAAGGATAAATTCTTCCGTTTCCGTTCTTCATCTCACAGGTCTGCATTCGTCCGGAAAGGTAAAGTGCGCCATTTTGCACCTCTCTTTTTTCTCTCTCGGTTAGGAGGTCTTGGCAGACCCCGTCTTTACATAATTCATAAAATTCTGTTAGTAATTGCTTTGGCATGTTAGGTCTTCCTCGGCTCTAAAGGTATACCTCGGTGATCCTTAATGGCCGCATCCAGCAAATTTCCGATTGTTCGGCGATGAGTGGGTGTTAGAAGGTCTTCTTTTGTTATCGTATAGCGCCTTTGTGATGATATTTTAGCAGCAACCTCGGCAGCGATATGCTCTATCGTTGGCTCACGATCTTCGTCTTGCACTGTGGGAGCTAACTCTATACACTGATCGACCATCAATTGCACTGTCATTTTATTTCCAGCCGCAATTCTCTGCGCTCTCTCAATATGAGATTTGTAGATGGGCGCAGGTGGTGGCTCATAATTATCGTCAACATACCAATCGGATTGTGGTCCGGGGCTTGCCCCAGTGCCAATATTCATTTCACGTCTTCTTTCCGCGGATTGGCTGTAGCCTCTCCGATCCCACCTAGACTCTTTCATCGCTTTTCTAATATATTGTTCCAATAATTTCTTAGTTAATTTCACTTTAATAATTCCTTAAAAAAATGTGGGGGGCGCAACCCCCACGATTCAGCTTCCGCTACAGCAACGTCTCACTGGTTGAAGCATCCATTTCTTAGTCATGACCAACTCCTATATGGTTAACATTGATGCCTTCGTCTTTTACTATCATTGATAGGAAATAAGATGACCCGGCTGAGATACAACCACAAATAAAAAAGTTTGCGATTGAATACTCGAAAGTAAATAGTTCGGTGAAACCATTTATCAAAAATAAGAAACATCCGACCCAGAATCCCAAACAAAGAGGACAATGCCATAAGGTATTCCACTTTTTTGTATAGTCCTTTTTGGGCCTTACATCTTCAAATATCTTGCCGTATACCAGAATAAAGGTCATGCCATACGAGGCTAGAATAAAGTAAAGTAAATTCATTAATCTTCCTATTGTTTATTAAGATATTCCCAATATACCAGAGGTTTTTTCAGCCCACTCCTTGGCTTGAGCAGCAGCCCCATATGGAACAGTTTTCCCTAAGCCGTAAACTGGCTCTATGGGTGTCCCTTGTTGTCTCGATGCTTTCGCTGCTCCCAATCTAGTGCCAATATAAGAGGCTAATTTTTTCAAATACATAGCTAAATTTTTAATTAATTTCTCTATTTTTTCATTCATTTCTGAAAGTGCATCTTTTACGGCCTGCCCGTGTCCCATTTCGTTTGCCTCTAATTTAGAAATATGCGCCTTAATGTGTTCTATGGCCATACCTGTCATATATGATAGGTTGTAGTAATTTCTTAAACCAAATTTTTCTGCGTGTTTGCTTCTAAACTTATTCATCACTTTTGAGATATCTTTTCCAGATTGCCCTTCCCCAGAATACCCACTCATTGCGCCTGATTGTGTGCCATGTGCTAAATATTGAGCCAATCTATACATATTATTTTGAGCCGCCCCAGGAACAGACATTGTTCTTTTCCAATTAGACCCACTGCCTCTAGATTTAATATATCTTAAAATTTGACCTTCATCACCGCCATGAACAGTCCCAAATCTTTTGGCGATACGACTATCAATAGGAACCACGTTTAAAAAGCCCCAGTTAATCATCTTTAGCCCCGGTGATGCATCAATTAATTTTTGCAAGTTAGTCTCCAATCTATCCAATTCTTGTTCAAGACCTAAGCCTCCCATGCCAATCATTTTTTTGCCTTTTGAAACAATATCTCCAAAAAATCCTTCTTTTTGAATTTCCTCTCTAATATATCGTTCTAACATCTTATTTGTTAATTTCATGATAATAATCTCCTTTAGTATGTGTATTTACCATATAAATAGGGCGCAAACAATCCACGTTGCAAAATTGATCCCTTTTGCTCTTCATGGGGAACCTCACCCAACTCTGTCGATTCTTCGTCGCTTGGATCTACGAGGTGATCATCCATCATATCATCAAAGGCCTGCCTGGATTTAAAATACGGACGCTCTTGGTCCATCCACTGACTCACCTCGTAAAGAGTTGCTTTAATCGGGTCAAGCTCATTGGATTCATGAATTTGCGCCTCAAGAGAGCCGTATACGTTACCACCCTGGATTGAGTCAATAGCTATAATGCCCTTTCTTTTTAAATGCTCCAAGAGTCGATTTTCAGCGCCGTAAACAGATTCAGTCATAAGGTCTTTGGCAAAAGCAATGATTTTCTTTTTTTCAGGCATTATAACGATATCAATATCTGAATGATCAAAAATCATGAGGTCACCGTTAAGAGCCCTGCGGAGCATCAGTTTAAATTCAACAACACGTTTGCTCGGGTCTGTGACCTTAACTTTGATTGGCTCTGTTAGTTTAACTTTAATTGGGGGCAACTGAGGCTGCTCAACTTTAACTTTGATTGCCATTATTTTTCCACCTCCAAAACAAGATCTTGGATATAGAACACATCCTTGACCATCTCCTCAGAGATTGGAATACCCTTGAAACTTTCAAGCTTGTTTAAAACTTGCTCTGTTTTCGCCAAAAAGGCCTTATTTTTAGCGATTTTTTCTTTTTTGGTATGTTCCCTAAGGGTATTTTTAAGACGCAAAATTTCCTCGTTTAAGAACGATTTAAGGGCCAACCCGTTGTCAGAAAATGAAACAATATAATTCATCAACAAATCTTTCTGCTCTTGTCTTAGAGACTTATTATACGTCTTGTTAAATTTATCAGTGAAGGTCTTATAGGTTAAATTATCAATATGCCGCATTTTCTCTTCTGGTTTCTTTTCGGAGGTCAGCAAATTCATAACTCTTGTCTCGACCAAAAGACGACTCTTGGCTTTAAGGTCATTGGATTGAAAATATTGCCCGACAGAAGCAATGTTTTTATAATTTGAAATAAAATTGGCGAATACGTTATTCGATAGAGATTCATTAATCTGCTTAATGAGATTAGTCTGCTCGTTGAAGACCCTTCTCTTATCAATAGAGTCAAAATCTTTTTTAGTTTCCACAAGGAGTCGCCTCGCAAAGTCCTTTGAAAGTTTTTTACACTCAGTAATCGATTTATAAACATCAAGCTCTGCTTTAAGCGCAGACCCTTTTTTAAAATTATCTTTTAAAATATTAATGATTTTATTTTTCCTTTTACTCTCCTTTCTAACAATTGCTTTTGTCAATTCCTTTACAAGGCATTCATAAAGAAAAGCGGTATTTCTTTTCTTATTGTGTTTCATGATCTTTATTCTCCTTTTTTAGCAAGCCATAAAGCAACTTGCTTACTTCATGTTTTGTATTAAATAGTTTATTTTCTTCAAGTTGGTGAGATTCAGTGATTCCTTTTGATAACTGTCTTAATTCAGACGCTCCCATCCACATACTTCTATTAGTATTGCCATACTCGCCCGTTGCTTGATTCTTAATATTCTTTTTTCTGCCGCCTTTATTATAAGTACTCTTGTGCCTTTTGTATTTGCCTCGCTTATACTGAGGGGCATCATCTCGTTTTGCTGGGGGCTCTGCTAATAAAATATCCTCCTCTTCGTCTGCTGGTGGCTCTGCTTCAGGGGATGCGTCTTCTCCGGCCAGACCGCCAAGATCGCCAAGACCACCTCCCAAGTCTCCGCCTCCAAGATCTCCCAAATCACCACCGGCGGCTTCTGCTTCCCCTCCTTGAAGTTGGGTAGCAAATTTCATATCATGAAACATCTCTCTCTGGTTTCGAATAAACTCTTCTTCTGAGATGCCAAGCATATGCTCCGCTACCCAGCGCTTAGAGAAGTATCCTTCTGTGGCTGCTCCGGCGGCTTCAAACTTTGTTTTCCAATGCTCAAGCTCTTGTAATTCTGCTATTTTTGATGGATTGTTAAGATGAAGAGAAAACGAAAGAAGATCATCGCTTCTAAACCCAAGTGTAAACAGGTGAATAATACCAATTTTCTCAAGCTCTGAAATTACAACTCGTTGTAGCCTCTGAATGGTTCTTGAGAAGCGGATGTCCTTTTGGGCCAATGTGGTCTTATCTTCCATCGCACCCTCGCCCATTGTGAGATAGGCCTGAGGAATCTTAATCGCTGCAAAGAGCTTATCCTTAAGGTATTTAACATCCTCAACCGTTCCAGTAAATTGTCCACCCGGCAAGTTTGTAATTTCCGACGCAGACCCACCACGAACAGGAATAAAATAATCTTCTTCTACAGACAGCGGATTGTATCTCAAGTCCACGCGGCCGCTTTTAGGGTCAACAACCTGGTGACGTTTCATCTGAGTCATGACCTTTTGCATATACTGCTCTACATCTTGAGGGGCAATATTTCCAACATCAATCTTAAATACTCGTCGCTCTGGTGATCTAACAATGCGATAGGCCATCATTGCGTCCTCAAGAAGCGTCAGTTGCCTCCAAATACGACGAGCAGGCTCAAGGACAGATGTGCCATAAGGCACATGCTTGTCGTTCCCCAATACTCGGAAATGGGCCACCTGCCAGTTTTCTAATGTCAGGCCGGCGCTATTCCACTGGTATTGGACATAATTTGGATTGCTCTCGTCCTCTCCTTCAAGTCTTTCGACTTCATGTTGGGGCAACCCAATAACACTCTTAATCCCAACCTTCTCATCAATATCAAGATATAAAAACAAATCACCATATTTACACATTGTTCTAGACCATCCGAACAAGTTATGGTTGATATTGAGAACATTAAAGTACAATGAATCTAGAATTGATTTAATCTCATCATTCGGGCACTTGATCCGAAGCATCGGATTTAGGCCTGAATATGTTGTCATCTCATCAGCGTATATATCAAGAGCCGAAGCAATAATCGGTTCGTACTCCATTTGATCGAAATCAACATAACGCTCTGACCTATTACGATTGGAGATCATGTTGACCGTGAGAACGTTCATGGGATTATATTCTGTTTTCTTAAACTGTTTGCCCGTCGCAGACTTAAAGCGATTAGCGTATATATCTAAATGCCTCCGTCTTAATTGTCTGCCTGTTTGCGTTCTGCGGTTGACTATCGGGCCTGAAAACAGCCTTGTTAGCGATTTAAATAATCCACTTGCTTCATTGTATGGGTTATTACCCTTTCTGTATTTTTTAGCCATATTATATTATCCTTTGTAAATCCATAAAAAATCTTTTACTTGTTGAATTTCATCAACATATTTCTCCTGATGAGTCTGGGAAAAGCCTTCCATCCCCTTTATTGATGTGTTCAGCTTTGTGGTATTCATATACATTGAGCTTACCATTGCTTTTTTATATTCTTGTTCCTTTTGATTAACTTGTAGTGCGGTGTCTCTGACCCAACACGCAATTGCCAATGACATAACTAGATCGTCGTTATAGCTTCTCATCGCCTGGGGCTTCCCGTTGGACCAAATAAAAGTTTTAAATTCATGATAAGACCTTGAGGAATAAGTTTTTATTAATTTATTTCTAACGAATTCCTCCAACTTGGCAACTATCAGTGGCCGGGTTTTGGTCGATGTTGTAAAACCAGCGACAGCATTATTCATATTTTCGCCCTGGATTTGTGTTACAAATTCGTGTGTTGATTTAACAGAATAATACAGATTTGGATACCCTAAAGTAACCAGCTTTTCTAATATTGATATCCCAATGCCATTGTTCTCAACGACCAGAAGGCAGTCGCCGTACTCAGAGCCGGCGGAATAAAGCATCTGGGAATACATATCCAAATTTGGTTTGCCCTGATATTCTGCTATCACTTCCATTGTCTCAAGTTTAATGATGTGGAACACTGAATTGTCCGCCCCATCGCCTCTTGCGACATCCGCAACGAGCAAATATGTGTTGTCTTCATTGTACTTTTCCCAAATCCAGAAATTTCTATCATGGCCTGTCCTGTAATCTGGGTCCTTTAATAATTTATGTAACCATGTCAAATCGTCCGGGTGAATAACTGTATCTCCGGAAGTATTAAAATTACAAAGCAATTCTTGAGCGATTTGTCTTTTGGACATATTTTTAGTTTCACGCTCAAACCACTCAGCATCTCTCTCTGGGTGTACATCCCACATTAACTCTATCGGGTTGAATTCGTTCTCTCCATCAACTGCTCCGATGTATGTTTTATGAAACCAGTTACCTGTTCCTTTTGGAGTAGATAGGGCGATACAACGGCCACCTGTTGCGAGAGTTGAATAGACCGCAGTCCATATTTCTGTCATCTTCTCAATATGAGCAGCCTCATCAACAACCAATAGAGATAGCGCCTCTGAGCGACCTGCGTCTTCTGATGTCGGCACCGCTTTGATTATGGAACCATTAGACAACTCAAAAGATGTTCTATTATCAACTGAAATTCTCGCAACTTTCATCCACTCTGGTAAGTGCTTCATGATGCTTTTGACTTTCTTAACGAGGTTGGCTGCTGTGCTAAACTTCGTCGCAAGAACAACAATGTTCTTTTCTTTGTGAAACAGCATGAACCAAACGCAATAGGCAGCGGTGATTGTTGAAATCCCCAACTGCCTTGCTTTTAAAATAATATTAAAACGAAAATCGTTATAATCATCTAGCAAATCATCCTGATACGGATATGTCTTAAATTGTATTAGGCCCCTCATGGGGTGACTAATTCTACAATACGTATTAATAAAGTAGATTGGGCTTTTGCCAGATTTAACAATTTCCTTTACAATATCTTGTTTCGAAAGTTTAAAGGCCATACCATCCTATTATTTCCTTGTATCGTTTGGGGGCCTTTTATTATTATTGCTCAGTTCTAAAAAACTGCGCCATGAATCTTCAACTTTTCTGTTCTCTGATCCACCAGCATCCGGATCAACTTTAAGGCCCGAAATCGAAAAATATTGATGAGCTTGTACGAAGCTTCTGACTCTAGAGGTTGAAGAAGCAAGGATCTTAATATCGCCTTCCTTAGTCAACGTAACTGAGTTACCAGTGATGGCTTTATATTCTTTTTGAAGAAACTTCTTAATCTCATTAATTACACGTGCCATTTCATCTTCAAAGCCACCAGCATAAATCTCTTTTAATTTAACATCTGATTGATAATGAATACACATCTGGTTGCCCATAAACCTTACGCTAAATCCATCATTAACTCTCTTATCCATAATGGGGCAACCCTCTTCTCTCTTAAGGCCGACTTTTTTAACCTCTCCATCGCGAACAAAACGTTCGTCATGGGCGCCATCATATCCATTTGATGCTGCTTGGGCAAGTCCTTGAATTATTTCTAAAATATTTGATTTAGCCATTGTTGGGTCTCCATCCTTGTTTCCATCTTTCCTCTCTGCCCTCTACCCACTGGATATAGCACTTTTCACAACATTCGAATTTAGACATGTAAAGGTCATCGTTTGATTTAAATGAATAAGTATTACAAACCGGACAAGAGCGCTTCGATTCTCTTTTAAGTAGTTTCTTGGATATAAAAACTCCATTTACTTGCTCTTCGCCACATGCAGAAGACAAGGAATTTTTATAAACCTGGCTTAGCTGTTCAAGGTATTCTTTTTCCTTCTCGTCTGTCCAGTTGGCTTTTGGATTCTGAACGGCTTCTTCTCCGTATTTGTCGGCAATTGCCTTTTCGACTTTAATAGCATAATTTGGATCTTTGTTCTTCATATGGATCTCCTACTTAACAGCATGCATAATACCAATCGATGTTAGCACACCTGTAACAAACCCACCAGCCAGCCACCAAGAATTCCTATTGGGCTTTAATTGCTTAGATATCCGATCTATTTCATCCTGCTTAATAGAAATTAAATCATTAAGACGCTCATCAGCAGCTTGGGATTTCGCCTCAAGGAGAGCGTACTTGTAGTTTTCTTTGGCAATCGCCCTACTCTTATGAAACTCAATTTCAATATTACACTGCTCTGCTTTTAGACGATTTTCAATTATTAGCTTTGACACAGCGGCATCGTTAAACAAGCGGCCATCAAAAGGTGCCCTCTCTCCTTTCTTCAAGGGAGCAAACACAGGCTCGCTAGCAATGGCCGCGTTAGACCAAGTGATTAAAAATCCCATTAAAAAATATTTCATTTACCCTCCATTTTGATTCCTAGTTCGTTTTGTAATATCCTGTTTACTTCATCAGGATCGTCCTTCGCTTTCTTGATCATTTGTTTGATACTTTCTTTTTTAGATTTTGACATATTTGATTTGTCTTTCTCATATCTCCGTTCTATAATTTTCGAAGCTTCGGAGTATCTCTTTTCAGCTTCTTGCCTCTTTTTAATCTCTAATTCATGCGCTCTTTCAATCGCTTCCCTTTCTCTTTTGTATTGTTTGCGAGCCAATTCAGCCTGAACCATCACACCTCTTGCGCCTTTTCTGCCAAGCATATAGACAACAACAAAAGCCACAATCCCCACCAACCAGCGCCAATGCTGGCGGCAGAAGACTGCTGCTATCTTAAGGTGCTTTAGAAGCGCAAGCCAAATCACACAGAGCCTCCGTGCTTATATGTCTTCACGGCATCGATAACCGATTGGCCACCAACATATATAATAGCGATCAGGCCCCATGTCTCTGTGTCTAATTCAGACATTGCTAGTAAAGCAGTAGCTGTTGAAAACACAAGAAGCTTACGAGACACAAACTTTCCCATAAACTTGTCAACCCAGCCCAACTTATTCTCATACTTAACATCGCCTTGGCTGTCACGCTTACAACATGCGCAACCACCTTTACAGCACTCTGCCTTACAAACGCAGCCTTCCTCGCAGCACTCCGCTCCACAACATGACTCTTCTTTTTCAATATCATTTTGTTCACTCATTTGTTAGCCCTCCTTACAAGCTTATTGGTCTTTTTGATATCAGCCTGAAGTTGGATTATATCTTGCTCGATATTATCAAGCCTCATTTGCGTTGTGTAATAGAAGCCACCAAGCACCCCAACGCTAGCAACAATAGCAATCATTGTCTTTATGTCAATCTCAGCCTTCATTATATATCAACCTTCGCATACCCATCTTCTTTCTGAATATCAATGACTTTATCAACAACGTCTTTTAATGAGTCAAGATGAGAGATCAAAATTACAGTCTTAAACTGGTTTTTAATAATTCGCAAAAGGTTTGTAAACCCTTCCATATGGTCTTGATCCAAAGCTGTTGCTGGTTCATCAAGTATAAATAGTTCGGATTTCGGCAAATTTGTAACTGAAATCAATGCCAGCCGTATCGCCATAGAAGCAAGAGTCTTTTCCGCACCAGAGCCCATAGAGAGGGGCCTTGGATCATAAGCAGGGTGCTTAATCATGATGTCAAGCGTTTTATCATTGTTAATAAAAAAGACCTCAAAATCAACAATATTTTCCAGAACCTTGCTTATCTCTTCGTTAAGAAGGGGAAGGCGCTTCTTGATAATGCTATAAGGGATACCACTTGGATGCATACATTGCATGAACAAGTCATAAGCAACCCAACCCTTTTCAACCTCTTCCATTTCAGCCTTGCCTTCAATTAAGGATTTAAGAATTTGCTTAGTTGTTCCCTCTTCAACCAAAAGGTCATGGAATTTTGCTTCACACCTGTCAAGCTTAACCTGTTTGTTTTTGACAGAAGAAACCAGCCCTTGTTTTTCTCTCAGGAGCGTTTCCAGATTTTCAATTGCTTCTCGATTGTCCTCATAGGACTTACATTTCACTTTTAAGTCAGTAATCTCGTTCGCGAACAACTTGGCCTTGTCACGATTAGACTCCAACATTAGCTGGTTCGTCTCTACTTGCCTCTGGAGCTTTTTCACCTTGTTACTTAAATCTTCATACTGGGCCAATTGCCTATCCACATCACCAATCCCTAAAACGGCCAAATCGCTCAATAAATCGTTTTTCATGCTTTCAAGGTGTATGGACTGCTCCCTGAGGTCAGGAAGTATTTTTAAGGCCTTGTTGGCATCACAGATAAATTTACAACTTGGGTACTGGTCTCCGCATGGGATGCCATTAAGTAATTTCATCTTTTTCTGATTTTGGTGTTGTTCTCGCAATAAGGACTTCGCAGTATCTTTTATTTTTTTAATTCCCTCTTCAATCTCAGAGGCTTCGCTCTTAATAGAGAGGAGCATGGATTTGTCTATTTTTGAAATTATTTCCTGACTGTTCTTGATTCCATCCAGGGCTTGCGAGATATCAGATGTCAGATTCAAATTTCGTTTAAGCAGAATAGCCCTCTGGGATTCCTTATGTTCAATTTCAGATCTGATTTGTTCAATGTCAAGAATCTCGGCTGGAATACTTCTAATTTGCGCCTCTACGGCATCAAGCTCATTACTAATCTTAACCACTTGCTTGCCCAACAAATCGCACATCTCATCTTGCCTTGCCTTATCCTCTGCTATCTCTTCCAGAATCTCCTGGTTTTTTATGATTTCGCGATCCCACTGCTTTTCTTGCATTCTTTTTATAACACCACGCATCTCCGCAGCATCTTTTTTAGCCATCTTGAATTTCTTATCAAAGATTTCCAAGTCAAGAAACTTGGCGAGAATCTCTTTGCGCTTTGTTGAGCCCTCTTTAACAAAAGAGAGAGAGTCAAGTTGGCTCGACATTGATGTCAAAAGAAAATCATCAATGGTTCCAAACCTTTTACGGATATTGGCATCTGTTTCGTTTCTGGTGGTGCCATTCAAACTTTCGTCTTCGGATATTAATGAGAAATCTAAATCGATCCTAGCTTCTTGCGTCTCTTTTCCTCGCAACCGCTTTTTATACTTCTCAAGGTTGCGGCAAACTTGGTACGTCCTATCTCCGATTTGAATTTGAATTTTGCCCTTGGCTCTCTCTCGGTTTTGGTTAATTACGTGTACATTCTTTCGTTCACCCTTTGAGGTTGAATTAAATAGTGTGAATAAAATACTGTCAATAATACTAGACTTGCCGGAATAATTACGGCCGAAGATGCCAACAAGCCCCCGGAGGTTTTCAAAATTGATTTTATTTTTTTCTCCGTAATTAAATAAGTTTTCCCACTCGACTTCTTTGATTTTCCAAACAACATTGCGTGATACCTCCTCATTCTGTTGTGCTACGATGTCATATTTTTTATTATGATCTAGAACCTTGTCGATTACGGCATTGTCCAGTTCCATGCCCGATAAATAGTCTCTAATATATTTTTCCTGAACAGACAAGTCTCTAAGATTTTCCTTTAATACAACATTCGCGTAACTGCCGTCATTTGATGAATGAGCCTCTTTGCCGTTAATAGTTGTAATCGAATATGGCCTCCAATTTGCCTCTGCTATCGCCCTTGCTTTTCTGAGCTTATCTGAAGGGAGATTTGTGGAAGACACAAGGCGCAAGCGGCAATTACGAGGGGCATGAGTGCCTGCTGGTATCGTGCCATCAGAATTTAAACGCACTGTAATAAATGGCCTTGGATTGGCAAGATTGACTTTCTTTACTTTAAAATTGTCTTTCGACTCTATTTCCCAAAGAAGATAGCCCTTAAGAGGGCTCTCGCTAAACTTTTGCTGAATGAGGCTACCAGAGTACCTAACGCGGCCCTCAGGGTCCAATTCTTGCTGCCGGTGTATATCTCCAAGCATTGCGTAATCAAAATTCTTAAAAATGCTAATGTCATCATCGCCTTGTGACATTGTCCAATTTGATCCGGTTTTGCTGCCAATCATCGCGCCGTGATAAAGAGCGATATTGATTGCGCTTTCGTTTGACGGCTTAATCCAGTTGCCTCGGTCGAAAATCGAAAGAACATTAAAACAAATACCCGGCTCTGGACTAAACTCCCCGGAATTCTTCAAATAATGAAGGTTCGGGTGCTTGAGCGCATTAACAATAGGAGTCACAGCATCTTGGCGATCTGCGTTTTTTAGATTGCCATCATGGTTACCGGCAATTATAATTGTTGGTGCGATGTTTGCCAAGCCAAGCAAATACTCAGTACAAAGCTGAAAATACTCAGGGCTCAGTTGGGTCTTCGTGTGTGCGATATCACCGCAAACCGTAATATAGTCTGGCTGCTGTTCGAGCAGAGACTCATACATTTTGCTGAAGACCGCTCGGTACTCTTCGTGATACTTGAGGTTGCGAATGTGAATATCCGCCATATGTACAATTTTAAACATGAACCCTCCTATCGGATCGTTATGTGGCCTTCAAAGCCTGTGGCTCCTCCAACTTGGTACTGGAGTCTGTACTTTTCTATAATTTCGCAAACCAACTTCTTCATCTCGTCTGACTTGCCTGTTATAATTTTCATCTCTTTGCCCCAGTTATCATTAAGAAACCGGTGACATTTGATGACAACTTCTTCATAATTCGCTCCGTGTAAATCTAATTCTTTCACATTATCCTCCTAAACTATTTTATTTCTGCTGTCATCTGCGTTATAAACAGTGGTGCCACTATTTTCGAATTCTGTAATTATTCTTTCTTCTTCAATCAACCTAATCATTTTTGAAGAGTTTGTCAACTCTTTTATTATTTTAAATTCAAAAGCTTGCTCTCCGTATGTCTCCCAATCACTTAATAATTGTCTATTGCATTTGCCTTTGCGATTCAAAGCACTTCTATGGGAGTGCCACCTGTTCTCGATAGCATAAGATTCTCCGACATACACTTTACCGTTGACTTTGTTTGTTATTGTATAGATTCCGGAAGTACATTTATTCCTTTTCCAATCCATTATTCTCTCTCTTTCTGCTTCTCTTACAACTTCTAATTCTTCGGGCGATAGTGATGCTCTTTTCAGTTTCTGTTTTTCTCTTTGCTTATTTAAGAGCTTTCTATATCTTTCTGGGTTGTTTTCTTTCCATTTTTTGGCACATTCTTTAAAATATTGTGGGTCTTTCTTATATTTTTCCATTGTTTGTTTATCACAACACTTTTTGCAAGAGGCTCTAAACCCAGATTTGGTTGTATTTTGTTTGTAGAAGTTTTCTGCGCTTAGCTCCAATAGGGTGTTGCACTTAGTACACTCTTTGTGCTTGACCCCATTCTCGTCTTCCCAGCACCAAGCGTTCCATGTTTTACCAATTTTAATCTTCTTCACATGATCCTCCTAAGCTCATCCATCAAGAAATAATCATCATGATCGATAGCTTGCGCCATTTGTTTTCGAGATGCAAAAATCCGTGGCGGCATTTCGGCAATGTCCTCAAAGCCACCTACGTCAATTTTGTAAAGCTCGATATCATAGTATAACATATTCTTGATGATTTGTCCAGTCTTTTTTTCTGCATCTTGGTCAAAGGCCATGTAAACCGGAGTATCATTCAGCACAATCGCTTGGAAAAGCTTGGCTCTGTCTCGGAGAGTGGAGCCTAATACGGGAATAGCGTTTTCCCCGGCCGAAATGGCATCAAAAACTCCTTCTACGAGCGTCACCGGCTCATCCCAGTCTACATACAATTCGTTGAAAATTATGTCTCTTTCTGCCGGGGGATTGAGGTATCTCCAAGAGTGACCGACATATGATCTGGCAATGAAATAATTGACGTTGCCCCTGTTGTTGAAGGAGGGAATGATGATGCGACCGCCGTATCGGCCCTCAGGGCAATAGCCGATTTTCCACCTCAGGATTTCACTTGGGCCAATACCTCTGCTCTTGAGGTAATCGAGGGCTTTCTTTGAAGACCGGGGCAGGTGTCTGTTGCAGAGCGAAACGAATTCGTCTGGTAAGGAGATCACTTGTTCTTCTTCTATGTTGTTAATTTCATTAAAGATTTCATCAAACTCTGATAAATCGAGTCTGCCTTCAAGCTCAAGCCATTTCTGTCTTTGCTGATATGTTCCAAACTTGCGAACGATACGATAAGCGTTCTTGCCTCGTTTGTCGCAGACCCAGCAGTGCCAGCCTCGCTTGAGGTTAATGGCAAGCTTCTTCTTATGATGGTTGCAATACGGACAATGATAGTAAAGCTCTCCACCTTGAGGGGTGTTGGGTCTTCCAAGGATGTCTGACAGTATTTTAATCTTTTCTTCCATTGATCACCTCCAAATCTTGACCAAACTTGAATGCTGTGTCTCCATTCGTAATCCAATAAACCTTCCAGCCATATTCTCGGGAACGAGCAATAACAACCCCAACTCGATTTTCAACCTCTTGAGGGCTATATTCAACATTTTTCCATTTCTTCTTTAGTTTTACCAAGTCACCTATTTTCACTGATCACCTCCATCCACCTTTCATAACAGAAGGGTTCTACCTCGTCTCCAACTAAAACATCCCATGCTGCTCCCCAATCCTCTGCTATGGAATCGGTAACCTTTCTTATTAAGACTCCTGTTTTTCCAACTAAATGATATGATACCCGATCCAATAGATTCGAATCATAATATTTCACAAATTTTACTAAGTCACCGACTTCCATTTATCACCTCCAAGTATTGAGTCTTGTATTTTGAATATGCGCCATGGGCCCAGTATACTTTGACAACCTTATCAACATTCGATGTACCATCATTAGGCCAGTATTCAGGTCGTGATGCCACAATGCCAATAGTATGAAAATACTTACATCTTACTAAATCACCGATCTGCATCTATCACCTCTAGAAATTGCTCCTTAACCATGGCTTCTCTCCCATCGGGCCACTGAACCAAAATCCACCAAACACTAAGAGCAAAGATTGGACCCTTTGAGATACCTACTTTGCCATCAAAGGTTGTTCTTACTTTGGACCCTTTTTTCATTAATCACCTCTACATCTTCACATTTACAAATTATATGATCCCCATTAAAGTCAACATATTCAACTGAGGGAAACATTTCCCCTGTTATATCATACGCAGCTTTTGTAAAGCGTACGACAACACCAAGCGTCTTCCACGTTCCAAGGTTACCGACAACTCCTGGATGTGGATCTGTGGGCTTTCTACCTCTATATCTTATGAGATCACCAATTTTCATTAATTACCTCTACCTCAAAAAACTGAATTACTTCAGTCTGTCCGTCAGTCCAGCAGACCACAACATCACCAAATTCATCACGGGGATATATAATAATACCATACATCTCCGTATAATAATATGTCTGGGCGAATTCTTCTTTCACTTTAACCAAATCACCTTTTTTCATTGATTATCTCCAGGGTGCTTATCCAATTCCAATTTTCAAGAAACTTGTCGTTAATCCAATAAACAAGGGCCATATGATCGTCAATTTCAATGACTATGCCGACATCTTCCCAAACGCTCATTTTTACTAAGTCGCCAATCTTCACTGAACTACCTCCAAACAAAGATCTAAAATACATACTATCTCCCCGTCATCAATCCAATACACTATAGCGTCTCCATACTGATTAGGCGGCTCAAGAATAATCCCAAACCCATAATCCTCCCCACTAGAGAATCTATCCCTCACCCTTACTAAATCACCTAATTTCACTGATTATTTCCAAGTCACCTATATCCCAATAGGATTTTGCTATAGTCCACCCTGCCCACGAAATTTGAACTACTTTATTATTATATGGCTTTTCGCTTAAAAGCCTCACAACGATTCCGATACTTGGTCGACCATTACCGCTCCATTTTAATTTAACCAGATCCCCTATTTTCATTTATTACTTTTAGAAACTCAACATCCTCAAGCTCCTCCTCTCCATTGATCCATAGAACATTAAATAGTATCATGATCGATGGACCGTCTATGAGCTTGTTTATTGGACCCCCAATAATAATGCCAACCTCGCCTGATTCGCGCTCTTGTACCAAATCACCTACTTTCATTTATTACCTCTAAAAATTGAGATTCATAAGAATTAGAATACTGCCCGTCTGACCATAAAACTGAAACAAATGCCTTAATAACTATTGTCTCTTTAACAAATTCAATAGGTTGTGACACAATAATCCCAATTCTTCCGGAATAGGTTCCTCTAACTAAGTCGCCAATTTTCACGAAGCTTTCCACCACTGCTATTCATAATGTACCTCCGATGTACATAGAATATATAACATGCTTGAAGAATTTGTCAAATTATTTTTTACTTTTTGGGCTTGACCCCACTCCTAAGGGCGATTTCGCATATGTGTTCCAGTCTCTCAATATGCTCATAAGCATCCCAAGGGTTGGGCCCAATAGCACAAACCCCATGAGCACCTTGCCCAACTATATCATAAATGACTCTATTCGAGTGTTCTGCTGTCATTGCTTGAAAGGTTGCGCAAGCTAATTCATCGGAAGTTACAGGTAAAACTGGAACAGATGGCCCAACCCTGGTGTATCTAGAAACTTCAGGAAATTCGGCGGCTAAAGTTTGTAAATCCCACCCAGCATACATGGCAGCAATAATATTAGTAGGATGAAGATGAACAACAGCCCTAGTCCTTTTATGGTACCTCTGTAGTTTGCCGTGCATAGCCAATTCTCCAGATGGTTTTGCGTGACCATCTAAAACATCAAGGCCGGCTGGAGTTAGTCTGATTTTGATCATGTGCTCTGGATGGATAATCGTCTTTCTCCAACCTGAGGGTGTGACGTAAAAAATATCACTCGCCTTTCGCCTCAGTGAAATATTTCCATCTCTTGTTGTTATCCAGCCCCTCTCATAGGCCCGGCGCATTACATCGCCCATTGCTGTTATCATATTATTATCCTTTGTTTTTTCTTGCCATTCGTAAGACCACTTAAATAGTCACTCCGGCTCAAAATCAATCATTAAAGGGTGCTCATAGTTTTTAGCTATAGCCATACATTCATGTGTCTTTGTTTCCGCTATTTCTCTCGAATATACTCCGGCGATACCTCTACCGTTGTTATGAACGTGCTGAGTTATTGCTTTTGCTGTCATTGAGTCTTTATGAAAAATCTGCATCAACAACTGAGTTACAAATTCCATTGGTGTATAATCGTCATTATAAAAAACAACTTTATATTCCTTTGGTGGCTCTACCTTATGTTTTTGCCTGTCTTTAAGTCCGACATCGCCTTTTTTATCTAATCCTTTTTTAGGCATTTTCCTCTCCGTTGTTTAAGAAATCAAGTATATTTTTAACTTTGTTCTTCCTTCTCAAATTGGACTCCCTCATTCCATTTTCTCCCTGGTCAGACCAAGTAGAGGATTCGCGATACCATTTAAGGTTGCTGTTTAAAATAAAATCGAAATACGCATCAACCTCGTCCAATTCAAGAAGGTATTCAGAGAAGTCAGCGCCTGCGCGGATGGCAGATTCGTATTGTGGCCAAAGCTTAAAAGCTTCATAATAAACTTCTCTATAATGTCGCAAGTCCTTGAAATAACATTCTTGAGAAAAGTCTTCAATAGTTTTCAATTTAATAGGATACTTGCCGCTTTCATATTCTTCTTTTTTAATATGAGCTTGTTGGCCTGAAGATTTCCAGTCGTAATATTTGCTATTTTCCTCCTTAATATTACTTACATATAATTTGTACTCCGCCTCAACAGCTTCTGAAAGAGCAAAATAACAATACACCCTAACTTGCCCAAACTTCTCTTTTGTCTGGACAACTCCTATTGTTGATGCCCATATGGGCTGCTGGCCTGGGATTCTGCGGCTTCCCTCAAGGGCATGACCGATCCAATCAGCAATGGTAGCTATCGTCCACCAATAGTTTTCGTCACCCTTTTTTAATTTCTGCGACCAATTGGAATAAAATACTTGGCAGGTTTCATATGTCTTAAACGTGTTCATTTTCGTCCTCGGATAATAATATTATTAAGTCTTCATCGTAAGCCATCATTTTGTTAATATCTGGGAAATGAACCCACCATGCTCGCCTACATCTAATTTGTAACTCCATCACTTCTCTCCAGCCTAGTTGTTGAACCAAAAGCCCAAACCTCAATTCATCGCAAGGCCATACTCGAATTAGAATTAAATCTCCCGAATTCATGATGAGATAACTTCTAATTCGTCTTCTGTGGTTCCAATGCTATAACGAATAGAGCCCCACTCAAACCAATTCACATGGACACAGGTGCTAGTCTTATTATATATGATTCCAATGTCCGTAGAGCGAAAAACCCAAGGTGATGGCTTGACTTTTACAAGATCACCGACTTTCATTGAGCACTCTTAGATATTTTGCTTGCTCAAATTCAACTATTGGTTTTTCCGGGCCGTACCAAGTCACTACTATCTTATTCCCAAGTATATGAGTAATGACCCCATGGCCTAAAGCCGGTTTCCACCTCCGCTCTACCTTATCACCTATCTTCAATTTCATCTAATACCTCCAAATCAGAAATTCTTACAGCTTGAGTAAAATTATATTTATCCCAATGGACAATCACATAAAATTCGCTTATTACTTCGAGAACAATTCCATAACCATAAAACAACTCTGGTGCCTTATAGGGATTGGCATCTACTACCAATGAGCCAACTTTTATTAAGTGCTTATTCTCCATATATCATGCCACAAGGCAGTTGTCAAATTATTTCTGTAAATAACCAGCCAAACAAAGCCCGGCAGAAACCAGAGCCAAAGCCACTGGGGCTATCCCCACATCATTCGCAACAGCATACCATGCTAATCCAGCATTAACCCAAAAACAAGTTAAACAGATTGCCTTCATAAAAACTCCTATCTTTCAATAAGTAGTCCTGCTCTGGCAATTACGATTGAATCTGCTTTATCATCAGTTCCGGGCTTTGGGTTTCCATGCCTTGTGTATTCTACAATAAAGTTTTTTGGGTACTGTTTTTGTGCCCACTCAATAACCTTAAGCTTTGTGTTTTCACCTCGCTTTACCTTTAGACCAACAAGTCCTCTTGCTTTATTAGCAGCGATAGATACAGCATTCACACCATACAATTCTCGCACCATATAGGACACCATTCCATTGAATCGCTGTAGCTTTGCCATTGTCATTGCTGTTGTTTTCCCTCCAGAAAACATAATAAATGGAGATTCTATATATACTTCTTTTATATAATATTTATTATAATTTATCTGTAAATGTTTCTTTAATTGATCACATCTATCTTCTAATTCATCTTTAGAGTTCAACTTAACCACTTGACAATCAATTAAGTCTGCTTCAGGGCTTAAAACAGTTATTCCAACTCGGCTTGTACTAACATCTAGGCCTAAAATAAATTCTTTCATAATATAAATTATAACACAATTTCAAACTTCTGTCAAGTAAAAAAATGTAAAATCTTATATGTCCAACTTCAATTTAAATGTAAATTGGCGATCTTTGGTTTTTCTTATGGGCTTGGCGAGTTTAGCAACTCCAATTAAATTCTTGTCATCATCATAAATATTAATTTTTGAAATATAGATTGATTGATCCATCGGGGCAGTGACATCATTGAAGTTATAATCAGAAGTGTTCCTCACCTCTCTCGGCATTTCAATAAACCGATTTGACCCTGAAATGATTGAATTCGCCTGCGAGGCCGAAACATATGTCGGGTTATTGCTATAATTGAGATTTTCATACGGGGCTTTAGCCAGCATTGTTACCACTTGGGTGTCATGAGACCCGGAATAGCCCAAATAAAATGAGGAAGAAACAGAAGTCAAATTAGTGGTATTGCCATCATTGGCGCCATAACCAAAATAAACCCACTTTGATTTATCCGAGGCATCATATGCGATAGTTTGAGAATTAAGCTCCCAACTACCTGTTAATACCAAAAGGCCTTCATTATATAGAACAACACCTGCTACAGACCCAGACCCATTTGAGCCGGCAGGGCCAATTTGTACAAGCTCCCCGTTCATTCTATAATCTGAAAGCTCCCCGATCAAAGACCCGGTAATATAATATTTAAGAGAGACTGAGCCTTTTTTAATTGAGCTTCCATACAATATGGATGGGATAGACACCAGGTTTAATTGCTGGGTTGCCTTATTCCCAAACGAAGATGAATATTGATAATGCGGAGACCTATATGTATAATGATCTGTTGTATTTCTCATGGCCCTGATTCTGGCCCTAGTGGCATTCGCTGCGTAGTGGTATCGAATTATACTAGCCGACATGCGATAAGAAGATGTGATTTGATCTCCCAAGGCATATTGTGTTGAGAAATCTTCTCTTGTTATCTTCTTAAAGCAGTGCCTTTCATCTCCTTTTATTATAAAGGGATAAATGTAGTTGCTGCTACGGTCAATATTATACTCATATAAAGATATGTGATTATCATCAACTGATAATATGTTGCTCGTGTTTTGGCCTACAACTTTTGGACTATTATCAAAATAAATTGAGCCGCTATAAATATAATATTGGTATAGTGGATAAGTTCTCAGTGTATTGACAAAAATGTCGTCTTCTTCAAATTTGTAGTATAGCATAACATATTATTTTAGTAATCTAATCTAACCCGAATAGTAAACTCGTTGTTGCTTGTCTTCTTAAGAGGTTCGCTGAGTTTCGCTGTTGCCATCAACTCATTATTGTCGCTATAGAGCCCTATTGTCGTAATATATGAAACTGGCTCGTCAGTTGATTTTGTCTTGACTCTAATCTTGCTAGCGTTTAGATATGTCGGGTTGGTCGAATAGTTATATTCGTTGTGGTTAACGCGGCAAAAATAAATTGTAGAATTCAACTCCACTGTGTTATTGAATTGGAGATTGTAAATTCTAGTCCTGATTGCGTTCGCAACATTAGAAATGGTAGAAGCTGTAGCAAACTGAAACCCTGTTGCCCCAGCAGTCGATGCGAGATGGTTGGAACCGATGTCGGTGTGAATAATACCCCCGTCATCCGTATCATTGAACACAGACCCAGAGATGAATGCGATTCCGGCTTGATAAAACAAAAGCCCGACAGCATAAGACTGGTTCGCGCCTAAAACGTTCGTTCCAGAACTGGCGGTAGCATAAAGAATACCATATTCACCAGCAGGTGAGTTAACAAGATATCCGTCCGAACCACTGGCATCTGTGATTTTAATTCTATTATTAAATACGGCGCCGCCCTCTGTGTAAGCATCATCAACACCCAAATCTAATCTAAAAGAACCTTTCTTAATTTCGTCTTTGGTCAACAGCCTTGCGAAATTCAAAAAGAACCCGTCATTGATCTTGGTACCCCCAGCAATAATATTTCCGTCCGCATCAAACTGAAGTATAGACCCCGTGGCATCATAGCCCATAAGCACTTGTGCCATTTGGTTGTAAATGTTCTTCTTTTTTGATTGCTGACTCGTAACAGACCCATAAATACCTGATTGCGTGCCAACTCCAACGGTGATATCGAAAATATGATTCGCAGAAGAGCTAAGATACGGATAATCGTATACAGATTGAAACATCCCATGTGTATAATCTTTAATATTGTTTGTGCCATAGGTGCCACTTACAATCGTACCAGTTAGAGGTATCGCCTCATGAAGTAGGGTTCTGGTGTTGATAATGTCGTTAGCATTATCCAGTGGTTTATAAAAACTTTCAGCCATAATTTTCTCTCTTTTAAGTTGTAATTGTTTTGATGAATCTTACAGGGATATCCAAACTATATCCAGTTTGCATACCGGTGACTCTGATTATTGTGTCAATATATCGGACACTTTGACTAACTGAGCCTGCCTTATTGACCATAGTAGTTTGCCCACCAAGTTGGTTAAACAAATATGTACTTGTGTTAAGATCCAAAGACGCGGCAACCTTAAATTGTAAAATGGTTCCGCGCGGACCAGCAATTGTTTGGGTTGCTGAGTTGGTTGTGTCATTGTTTCTAGAAACGATTCCATGAGACGCATCAACGGTATAGAATCCAACATCATCGTCGTCGATATAGTCTAAACCGATTCGGCCACCAGTCAAATCTACAATTCTCCCCAAACGATTATCCATTTGAATAATATACATATCATCAATTAGCCCTTGCATCAGGCCTGGGTTTTGTGCGCTTACTTCAGTGGAATCAATTCCCTGGTCGACTCTAATTGAATTCGAAGACTCAAACGAAACTCCAAACAAGATACCCTGAACATGGGCACCAGCAGAATCAATCCCGACAGCAGCAGTAGTGGCGGCGGCATCTGTTCCCTCTGTCTCTTGGTCTACGGCAATGAAAAACGATCCGCTTGTATGCTGCCTGGTGTCATTAAGGTTAGTATTTAATTTTAACATTGGCAAATATAACAGCCTTTCATTATCATATGAAATTAGTTTTGTCTTCATGGAAGAGGCATTATTTGTGAACGCTTCCAAAACAGGAGTCTGCAAAATCTCTAAATCATAATAAGCAGATCCACTAGCGTGGTTGATATTATACAGAGAATAATCTATCTCTTCATCCCCAACGGCGAATTTTGTAATTTGAAAGGAACCATCTCCCTTTGCCAATACCTTTCTTCCATGATCTGTTAAAACGGCATCCAAAATTATATCACCGCTATTATCTAAAAAACCCATCTAAATGCTCCTATTAATATTTTATTCACTCTATAAATAGAACTTTATTTTAAATCTTCAACGTCCTTAATCTTCTTAATTTTAAATTTAATATTAAAGTCCAAAACTTTTCCTGTTGATTTTGATTTGATTCGAAATTTAAATTTCCTATTCCACAATTGTCTATCCAAACCTGCTCCCAAATTTATATAATGAAACAAATCACTATAACTATTGGCATTAACTATTATTTCGTCTTCTGGGTCAAAGAAACGTTGCTCATCTGCTGGGAGCACCTGCATCAATTGCTTGAATGGCATAGATTTGACTTCTGGCTTGTGGCTCTCGAAATCAATTACCTTGGTCACCACTCTCGATTGATCACCATTCTTAACTAATTCAACTTCGTAAACTGCTGAAGGGTTTGAAAGTTTCCCAGTAATATTTATAGCCCTAAATGTATAATAATATTTTTTATTCGGCAATATATAATCTTCTGATATCAAAATACTAGAATTATATTCAGAATCTATCTCATCAATAAGATTGGCATCAAAATCCAAATAGCTTTTTGGTTTTGTGTTCATTCTGTATACTTGATATTTGGTTTGGATCTTGCTGTGTTTGAATTTATATTTCCTAGAATCTGTAACACTTTGTTTCATCAATTCGCGCTGTGTGGCATCAGAGAATGAAATTTCATTAAATTCACTCTCAAGGCCCATTAAAGGCTGCTCTATTTTAAATATTATTTTGTTTGAACTGTCAGATGAATTTATAAAAACGGCCCCTGGCTTATTGAGCGGTGTTTCTATTATTGTGGAGCTATCTCTAAACACTTCCACCTCGTATATTCTAGCACTAGGTTTTGTATTGACTACAATTTCCGACTTAAACTTTCCACGGTCTTCGTAACTCTTATCAATTGAATAAGAATACTCTGTTCCGTAAACTATAACATATGCCGTTACAACATAAAAGTAAGTTGTATCATGGAATACTTGGGTGTCTAATATGCTTATAACATCACTGTTAGCCGGGACATGATATGTTTGTATCGGAACCCCACCAACATTACCAGCGTATTTGTCAACTCTAAAAAATAACATTTCGGTTTCACAACCCTCTTGAAGAATTAATTGGTGAAATGTTCTATGTTTTGAAGTTATATCAACAATAGCAGATGTAAGGATCGACCTCCTCAAAAAAGACATAGAGGTTAAAGTTGTCATATCTTTTTTTGATAAAATAATTTTATTTTCTGAGTGGTTTGTAAAGTTATCAACAATACTAAACAAATCAGTATATCTTATACTAGCTGGCTGCTGGAGGCCGATTGACATTGTATCCACTGCCATCGGGGTATATAACATATTACAAATAAAATGTTCAAGTAAGTTTGCTTTATTTAAATTTGATTTAAGTATATTTGTATGATCTTGGTAAGAAAACTTAACCTCATTATAAATTGGAAAATCGCCCTTTTTATTAAAGTTTTTCGTTAAATTGTAATCCGTACCAAAAAGCGTATTAGATATAACCCCCAAAGAAGTATCTGATTTCATTATGTATTGTGAAGAGTAATTGTAAACAAAATTAGAGAATAAAGGCTTGCTCAACTGCTTGACCATAGGCAACGAGGATATGTCTCTATACTTTTTGTTTTCTTCGTTTTCGTAAAATAAGTAAAATGATAATAAGTCTTTCTCGTTAGTGATATCGCTCTTATCTAGATAATCAGAATAATAATTAAATTGACCATCAATAGAATAAAATGGGCTTGAGAAATTTTGTTCTGTTGAGTTTTTGTCTTTAGCATTTTCCGCGAACGCAAAAGAAAAATCATAATTTCTAATTGCGGTATCTAAAGAAAAAGATAAATTAAGTTGATTCTCCCACTGTTCAATATTATTGAAAGCACCAACTTCAGAATGTACTATTATCTTTTGAACAGGGCCCTCATTTATAATACTATAATTCTTAATTATTGTTTTTTCTATTATAGCATCTGTCAGCAATGGATCATTGTTAGAAAGAAACCGTCTTTTTATACTCATTAATATCCCCCTCCTGAAGCGACAGGTGTTGCCATTGAAGTGGGGCTAATACTCGTTGGAGTCGCTGCTGGGGCTTGCGATGGAGTCGGCTCGGCAAAAGACCCTATAATATTAACTCCTGTCGCCACCATATCAGACGCATCAACCATTTCATTTAGATTTTCGAGTAAAGTTGGCTCCATGTTCTTTTTATCTGTTGTAATGTTTTGTTTTATAATATTACTAGTTGAAATGTCCAAGTTATAATCGAATGATTGAAGTATTGAAATATTATATTTGTCGCTTCTTTTACCTGGGCCTTTCGGTTCTGTATTTAAGTCATTTAAGTTAGAAATTACAAAAAAATACTTGTTAACTGTGTCTGGTAGCATTGTAGCATGGAGCAGCGGCCTTTCTTCAGGACTTGATTGCCACCCTGGGCCAACATACCTTATCCTACACAACAGGGCCCCCTCTTGCGTTGCTAAATCATCAAGACTTAGGGATCTCCAGTTTTCCAAATGAGTAATCGGACTGTCTCTTTCGCTACTCATGAACCCGTCAAGCACTTCTATTTGATGAGAAGTCCAGTAGCTGACATAAGCACGTATAATTAAATCTGCGCTTCCAACAAGTTGTGACTTCTCTACTTCACTAAGATCATCATAAGCTACAATACTATCTTGTTGAGGGTAAATTCGCTCTTCCCTGTAAGTGTGCCAAGTGTTATAGTTACAACGATCATCTGAATCTTCACTTGTGATAAATTTTGAAGACTCATCCAAATATGTTGCTGCTGGTTCGTATACGGACTCTGGAATTTCAGAAATAATGTCAACCTCAGCATCTTCCTCTGTTATAACAATATCATTCCACGTTATTAATGTTAAATTTCTAAATATTTTATTTAATTTCCTAATGTATGCGTTGTCCCAGTCTGGAAATCGAATCATGGTGGCATCGCTTCCATTTTGTAACGAATGCGCTGTAAGCCCTGTTAGTAAATTACGCGAACTGTATCTGCCTTGTTCATACTGAAGCCTTTGTAAGAGGTCTTGTTTTAGCACCGATCTTATTCCGCTGCCGGGGCTTGCTGGTAAAAAATTATAAAACAACTTGTTATCCTTTGTCTCTACAACATTCTTAAAATCAAAAGATAATGTAATAATATTAGTATGAGGATGGCTGTTAAGGGGCCTGGCTGTTTGTCTTGCTCTACCTGAGGTTATTTTTGCTACAGAAATATCAAATTGTTTATATAATTTATTAAGCACTTGTTCATATTGTTTTATAAATAATTTAATCGAATCTATGCTTGCTGTTTTAGGATGTACCTTGGGAATGGAAGTGTTTAGCAAAAAATCAACCTGCTCCTCTGTCACTTGGAAAAGGAAGTTTATATATTTTGAATAATTCTTTACGCTCTTTGACCAAGGCGCAGAATCTAAACTGCCCTTATACCTCTTAAGCTCACTATCAATAAAGTGCTGTTCTATTAAATCCAAATCATAATCATAATTGTCATGCGCTAAAAGACGACTTAAATAATTTTTTAAAGAACTGAGCCCTGCTTTGGCTTCTTTCAACAGATTGTTGACAAAGTCAATAGTCGGATCTCTAAAAGACAGAGAGGCATGATATGTATAATCGCCGTAAGTGGTTCTATCAACAGTGTTATCTTGGAATTCATAAAATCTAATATTGTCATTAATGTTGAAAAAAACCTCTTTTATATTAGATTTAATTTTTAATGAAGAAAGGTCCTCAACATATATTCTACTCTCGTCTACCACTTCAAGGCCTGCTTTGGTTCGTATCTCGTCAGAAAACAGCATTCTATCGACACCATCATCAACGATCATGGCCTCTTTGAACGTGCCGAAATCATCACTAAATGAGCTTATCACGTCACTAGATTCTAGAATCTTTGTATTAATTTTTCTCCTTGGAACCACACCAGCGCCCATGGAGACTTTAACCTTGTTTCTTTTAATAGCTAATTTGTTTACTTTGATACTTTGTATCAAAGACACCATATCTGCTGGATCTATATTGACTAAACTATGGCCATATTTCGTGTGTCGAATTAATATGTTTTTGTAATTTATACCAAAGAGGCCATTTAAATTTCCGTTGCTTCTAAACAGGTGCCACAATTTTGTAACTGGTGTATTTCTTGGTTTTCTTAATGTTGTTTTCGGCTTAAACAAGAAATCAATATGATTTATTATTTTAAGATTATTAATAGCTCTTCTTCGAAGCTCCCCATGGGCCTGATCGGTATGGGTGGCTCCCTCCATATATCCCACAGATTGGTGATAATGAACAGGTCCATGCCACTGGCTTCCGTCTGGTCTTGTAAAAATATTGCTTTTTGTATTTAAATTAAAATTTTGAATTATATATTCAGATGTTGTGGGGCCCTTTAGATTCATTGTGTATTTATCAATAATTGGATTTCCGCTTGAGGCCATTGAGGAATCCATCACAAGGCAGCAAAAAATCGCATGATCGGCAGTATATTGATTTATACTAAACTCAAAAGTAGTTTTATAATAAATGTCGTTTCCCTTTTGAATCTTTTTACAATTATTTACATTTCTATATTGTGTTCTTACCCTGCCTTCAGATCTCGACTCCAGCTTCATCAAGTCATTTAATTTATATCTACCAGAGGTGATTGAGCCAATATAGGCAGAAGCGCGAACATCCATAAACATGAATTTAAGTTTTTCCATTATATTTTTATCGCCCGACCACACCAAACGGCCATCATCTTGCGTTTGGTCTCTAACATAAACATGTGCTCGTCCATAATATGAGTTGTTGGTGCCCTCATGTAAAGAGATTTTAGATATGTATGTGTTTGGTAAAATTTCAAAACCTATCTGCTCAGTTGACATATTAGCAATCCTCCAAATCTTCAATTTCAGAACCGTAGATGTTTATTTCACCAGGCTCCCTATCAGGGCATTTTATATCGTAATCTAAATAAATGTTTTTACTTTTTAAATTGCTAATACCCTCGCAGACATCTTCATCTGGTATCTCTCTATCAAAAGTGACATTAAAATAATATTCTACATGGTCCGGAGTAGGCTCAATAGCGCCTTTCACATCGTCAACATAAATATTGTTAATTACATTTGAGGGCCTTTTGATAAAGTGTAGTTGATTCATTGTTTGCTCATCGTGTTCATAAATGTAAACCTCAAGCTCGAAATTGTCTTTATTAATATCAGTGTTCTTCTCTTCAAGGTGCAGCAGAAGATTGTTTTCCTCTATATTTAGAAAGGAGCCGTCGGCTTTAAAATTAACAGGATTCATTCCATAATTTGAAAATGACTCATTGCGATCTGACACCCGGCCAAAAGACATTGAATATTCGAAAACACAATCAACTGTAGCTACTGAGTCTATTGTATTGGTCACTGATGTAATTTCGCCGTCTAATAGTGTAGCATCCCAGGAAGGAGAAAATAGTGTATTATTGTGAGACACCGTCCCTATTAATGATCTTTTGTCGTGATCATAATCCTCATGGCCAACAATGTTTGAATGATCTGATTCTATCTTTTTAGAGGAAATTGGTTTAAGCCTTGGGGTCTCATCTACAATTCTAGTTTTGATAGCACTGTTAACTTCTGAAAATCCTCCTTTTTGGGAATCATATAAAATATCGTCATCAGAAAAAGCATAATATACCGGCTTCATTTGCCCTTTGGACAAAAGCTCTCTGCCGTGCTTTGTTAGCTCTATGATTACACTTTCCTCTTTGCTATTAAAAAAAGTCATTTTTTATTCCAACATATTCTTTAATGCCTGTAGGCGCTGAAGCACTGCTGGGGAGTTTGTATTCATTTGACTGATCGCCTGGATTTCATTTCGAGCTTGATTCGCTGTAGCCGGCAGATAAGATCCCTCCGTGAGCTTTTGTTCAATTTCAGATATCTGATTCGTTACATACTGCGGAGTTACTTTAACAACAGCCCCCATGACCTCTGAAGTATTCTGGCCGTGAATCGAGGATGGCTGCAATGCTTCAAACTGCCCTCGATCAATTTCCATCTGAGGGGTGGAATCATCCCGTTTTTCCATAAAATCTGTTATCATATCTGTTTCGTTTTCAAAAACAGCATAACCTGATTCTGAGGGAGTCTGCTCTTCTTCGGGCGGTCTATCTGGGATGGCCTGTCTACCAGGGGGGATTTTCTTCATATCAATTGCTGCCTCGATGTTAACTAGTTCGATCATAGAAAAGAAATCATAAGGCCAATTATAGTTAATTGGGGCTTCGTTCTTAATGTTTTCGTTGCCAATTGATACCTGGAAATCAGGTGGGGCCTCTGGATCTTGTATGGCAACCTTCTCATACCAATTAGACTTTGCCCTCTGTTTTACTTTAAATACCATCCACTGAATGCGGTCTCGTAATTTTTTTGGGTCCTTTATGCCTGGAATCATCTGGTCGCTGCCGCCATCAGCATAAAAGGCCCCACTGCCCAGAAATTCATGTGAAAACAACTCATGAGTTATGGTGCTAGTGGCTGATTTAAACTGCCTTGAGAGCTTAGGGGGTAAATTCTGCCACATGTCCGCCAAATCCTGTTTATTAAAAAGATGCTCAAATTCGAAAACGTACATAACAAATGGCTGAATATGCCTATTGTGGTAAAAGTCCATTGGTGGTGGAAACACAAACTCTTTCATTTGAGAAGCCAGCTTCACTGCTTCCTCAGACAGGGCCATCCTAGCGGACATGCCTATGCCCTCTTCGGCCCTGAAAACGGAGTTATCCCAATCTTGTCTTGCTATTCTAAAAAAACTTCTTTCACCAGTGAGTGGTTCGAAGAAAGGCACGGCGACGATGGCCTCTTTGACCAATTTAGTTTCTTTTAATTCACCAAGGCGCCTTGATTGGTTCTGCATCCCAATGGCCTCTGCGAGGCTTCTGATCTTGTGACTACCAGAGTGATTTCCGGCTGGTGGGATGTGCGCAAAATTGCCGCCTATCGCATTTATGTGCCAATCAGCAGGAATGTCTGAGACGCTCATAAAAATGCCCTTTGCTGGGTCCTGCTCTATTCTTCCATATTGGTGCCACATTCCCCTCGGTACAGACTGGGATGCATTTGTTGGCAGTGTCACCGCTGATGAAGCAGATAAATGATTAAAGTTTAACATCGGTGTCTCAAACCAAGGCTGTATTATCCAGCGAGCATTCGGCTCGTTACTTGACATCATTCGATCATCGTCTACTTCACCTATTCCAAATAAAGAAAGAGAAGCATCCACATGCATGGCATTCTTATTGATCGCGTCTGTCTTGAGCCATTGGTCTCTGCCGTTGATGTTGTGATATCTATAATATTCTACTTCCGCACCGGCAATTATCTCATAAACTGTGTGTTTTTTGGTTGTAGTAGGAGTGAATTGTATATCCGCGAAGCCCCCACCATAATAATACGGAGGTGTAAAGGGGTAGTTTTCCCCATTAGCTGAATTTGTAGACCCAGTAACTCCTTCACCTTGATAAAAATGCTGGATTATCGAAGGGGGGCCAAAACCCGTAGGCCTAGAATACATTGTAAAATTTTCGTAACTAGTGTCCAAAATAGTATCTCGATCATTTGTATTTACATATTGAGGAGGTATGTATTTTACTTCAGAAGACCCAGACACAACAGGAATATTTGCTCCGCCCATTGTCTTGTTTAGGGCCACTCTCATAAAATAAGTGCTGCCACTCACCAGATTACCAAAATTGGAATCGTTAGAGGGCAAGGAAGTAAATGTTGTAAAGTTATCATCCGACAAAAAGAATTCTGGTACTTCAGAAACAAAATTATGCATCATCATTTTATATAGCCTGTCTTCGCTACCTTCCGGGGCCCAAAGAATAGATGAAGATAGATTGCCATATTCGTGTGGTATGTTGCTAGGAAGACTAACATTCTTTAAATATTTTTCCGGCTCCAAAAGGGCTCTAAATGGCACCCTTTTATCAAACAGCGCTGTGCCGTCGTGAGGCTGGTTTACGTGTAAATAATAATTGCCACTACTTTTAGTAATTTTGTTTGTTAAAGAGAGAAAAGAACCAGTTATAATTGGGTAGTCACAGGCAATACCCGATTTAATTGAGTTAAACAGTACCCCTGGAGCGAAGAGGGGTGTCATCAGTATCGTATACCCCACATCTCTTGGTTCGTACTGGTTGCTACCTGATTGCTCAAAAGATAATCCTCCTTTGTAGGAATTAAAAAACTGCTCAGATAATTGTACAGTCCTCTCTGCCGGGTAAAACCCTTCGTACGGAAGAAATTTCATAGCCGCATTACAAGTTAGGGTAATGCTGTGCGGTTCCAATACATCTTTATTTGTCCAAGCAACAGCATCGAAGTGCTTTAAAAAGTCAGAATTGGAGAAAATCTTATAAAAATCATCATCTCGGCTGTTCTTTTTATGTATTAAACCACCAGTCACCTCAAAGTGTGACCAGTGCTCTGGTTGAACATTAAAAATGAACCCAGTCCCAATTCGGCCACTCATTCTAAATTCTGGAACAATCGAATAATTTTTATATTTAAGTCTAAGCTCTTCACAGTATTCATCATAAGAATCATAGAATGGGTTTCTTGCTTCATCAATATAAACAAACTCACCATCAGCGCTTGAGGATATAATTTGCCTAGTTGTGTTTGCTTCCCATTTGGCCTCGCCACTAGGCAATTGCGTGGTGGCAAGATTCCCCATACTAGTACCATAGCTAACACCCTGTATTTTCATCCCATTGGGAGAAACTACAGAGGCCGAATCAGTAAGTGTATGATGGTAAGCGTAAAGAGGGGCCGGCTTCAAATAATCATCAAGTTGTACACTCGCACTAAGACTAATAATAAAATTTAACCCGAGAAGATATCTTGAATAAGAGTTTTGAAGAATTCCAAAATCTCGCTGGTCTTTACCGAAAACTTGCTCAACTCCGTGATGACGGAAAAATCCAGCACCTGTTTCTACTCGGGTGCCCCAGGTAGATTCAACATCCATTGACCACTTGCTTTGCGTTATATTAACAGCAGACCCAACATCAACAAAGTTGTGTGAAACAACTTCAGTCCTGTTTTCTCGGTTGTCTCTCCAATTAAAAGCAAATGTCGTTCTTTGTCTTGTATACTTTTTATATGTATAAACGGAAGGTGGATAAACTATTTCAGAATAAGTTAACTTATCCACTCTGCTTACGGGGCTCCCATTTGAGGAGTAGGCGCCAATGGATTTGGCACCTTCTAAATACATTGCCTTTAGCCGCTTCCAGCCTCTAGTTTCACAACTATATAAATTATAATAAGTATCTAATGATTCATTATTAAAATGATGAGTGTCGTTACCTAAAGATACATGCGCCCTGAGAAGTCCTACTCCTTGGTTCTGTGTTCCCGGTTGGCTATAGTAAGTTAGTGTCAGAGGCTTATATTTGGATGTCACCGGGGTCTCAATAAGAGATTTTATCTGGCCATATTTGGCTGTCAAGGTTTCTGTTATGCCATTAAGGTTAGAAACAAATTCTTCTCCGGGCTCAACAACATATGTGAAAACGTTTTCCTTTTTTTGCCTGCGTGTAAGAGGGTTATCACCAACTCTAATCTGTTTCCACGTGGGGTGCCCGTACGGCCCATTTCGGTGAATCATAAGAGCAGGAAAAAAAGATGCTGTTGCCCGAAGAAGCCCAGCAGCATCAGCCGCATGCGCTTGGGTGTACGGATCAACCAAGTGTGCCGGGAAGCGGAAATTTTTTGTATAAGCAGCAGACCCAGAAGCAATATCACCCCAACCAATGTGGTTTTGTTTAACTTGAAAATTTAAAGTAGTACCAAACCATTGAGACTCGCGGCCCTGTTGGTTGGCAATACTATATTGCTCTTCTGGCTTCCAGCCAACCGGTTCGTAAATAAATGTGTTCAATCCAACAAAATCTAAATAATAATTCGCCATTTTATACTCCAAAAATCTCTGACGCTGACGGGAAAACCAAAGCCTCCACAGGAGAATTCGGGTTCTCCTCCACTAATGATATATTATTAGTAGCAGTAGAATTATAACTGTTCCCAGATCTATCATTAATCTGCGAGGCTGTATCTCCCTGAATGTGCCCAAGCGTCCTTTTTGTTATTTCATAAAACGCTGCTAAATTCGTCGGGTTCGCTAAAACCTCCGTAGGAGAGATACCAGCATTATAAATTCTTAAAACTTGTGCGGCTGACAGCGCATTACTCCAAATAGCAACATTGCTAATAAATCCATTAAAATACGATGATGACCATTTACCAATATGTGAATCTTCGGTATTAACCCCGGTGAAACTACCGGCTGGTGGGCCATCGATTTCATACACAGTTTGTGCCTCTCCATTGATATACAACACTGGGTTATTGCCAGTGGACGAATAATTATATGTTATAGATACATGAGTCCAAAGAGACTTTGGTATAAGCTCAGGATCAGTAACCCAAAAAACAAAACCACCAGAATCCCATCCATTACCAACACGAAAAACAAGCCTGCCGACGATATCCACATAAAGAATCATATCATCACCAAAGCTAATAATGCTTGAAAATTTTTGATAATCCCTAAGCTTAATCCACGCGGACACAGTAAACGCGTTGTTGCTGTTTCCTGTTCCCACCAACGCTTGCCATCGAGCAGCATTTCCAATATTTATATAACTATCAATGCCATTGAAATTAGCAAAGGCGGCGCTTGACGGACCATCAATAACCTCTCCGTTCCTTGGAGCATAACCATAAACCCTTTGTTTTCCACTGTGTATACTGTAGTTGTTACCAATGGAGGCTGTGAGCCATGAATATTGGAATTCACTTTGCGGTATTGGGCTTTGAAAAAATGCGTTGTTGTGGTCTTCATTAAAAATTGGAGAAGACTTCTCAGTGTTTGAATCTGGTTTTCTTGCTATATTTCTTTGAATTTTGTGGTAAGAAGGGATGGTGACATAGTTTGCTTCAGTTACCGACCCGATGACAGAATCACTGCCAAACTTACCGGAGTGGCGAGAGAGGTGTGTTCTTAGCCCAAAGCGATTTTCATGGACGTCAGATGATCTAATCGTTCCGCTCTCGCCAGAACCAGAGCCCCTAACCGTCATATTTCTATACGCAAGAGAGTTGTGAACTGAATATTCGTGCGAATAAGCATCAAGATATCCCTTGCTTTGGACTTCAATTCCTCCGGGTGCCGAAAATCGTGATGTAATAATCGTACGATTCTTAGACCCGTTAAGGAGGTCGTCAGGAACAGCAATTACGACATCTAAAGATGATTGGCGACTTATTGTTGGGGCACCTCCGCTAACAAAAGAGGCACTTGCTGGAGTAGCTACTGTTAAAGTATTTCTGTTATCAAACTCCTTAATAGAACCAGTAGTGTCTGTGGAACCAACTCCCCAGTCCTTAATAGGCCACCAGCTTACTAAATAATCTGCTGCCTTTGAGTGGGTTGATAAATTGGAATAACAGCCACTATTATACAATTCCGACACATTGGCTTCCGTAAAATAAGAATCCCAAACTGCTATATCATCTAAATACAATTTTATATCTGTATCTCCGATTCGAGTTATATCTTGTATAACTCTCAAATCTGACGCTGCCTTGTCGGCCCCAACACTGCTACCTGTACTTAAAGCAGGTTGACTCACTCCATTAATATACAACTTTAAATTATCAGCGGTTTGAGAACCTCCATTATAAGCAGTTACACCATCAAAAGTAAATACATAATGTTTCCACTCGCCACCATCTGAAGCTGTGAATGTTTTATTGGTGGAAGTGCCATCTGAATATCTACAAGTAAATGTGAATTTACTGAAGTTGTTCCCTAACAAGATAGTTACAACAACATTGCCACTGTTATCTTTTGCATACAATAAATATTGTATACCAGATTGTGGTATTTCTCCATCTGGTATCTTCAGCCACAGACTAAAAGCAAACCCGTTGCCATTAGTATACCCAGAAAATAAAGTATCAGACATAAATGTATCATTCAAATATATTCCCTGCCCATAGGCCAAATTATAGCATTGGCCGTTAGGTTGACGGTTATTCTTGTGCGAGCCGAAGACGTTTCCTTCAGAAAATGGCTCTTTGCCAACTAAGCTCATTGGGTGCGTTGTGCTGGGTAATTCTGATCCGATCGAGGTTGGAATATAAAGTGACTGATTGGTGTTGTTCCTGAGATAAAGATTGTTCTCTCTGCGACCAGCAGCAGAAATTACTTCGAAGTTTTCCATGTAATTTCCATGCCTTTTGCTACCAGTAGTGGTCTTGATATTCTCAATGTTAACTGGTCGCTTTGCTCTTTCCCCACGATAATAAGTTGCTCCCTTTCGAGTGGGATCTGGGTACGGACCACCGTAATCAAACCCACTAAATGCGAATGCGCCATCGGAAGAGTGCTTGTCTCCCAACAAGAGGCGCCAGGCCTCTGGTCTCGTATATTGATTATCAACATTGTTTTTGGGAACAACACCGGTGAAATCATCTATCAATGAGGCATCATATTTGTTAATCTCAACATGTCTAGACTGGTGTCCGCCAACCCACCCCTCTGCGAATGGCCCCTGCATTGGGATATCATTCTCAAAATAAGTCGTATCTGAGTGAATGTTAGTAAAGATTACATCACTATAGCTCGATGAAACTCTGGCATTGTATCCGGTAGTCACGGAAGCCGAAATGATATTCATAGGAATCTTAGATTCATCATTTCTATACGCGTAAATATCTGCGTCCGAAGATGCTGACGGAACCACACCGCCGGCGGCAAAGCGGCCGACTGTTGCTTGTACGTGTATCTTAGTAAGTAAATTGGGGTCAATCGTATCATTACACACTTGCTGTTGGTTTATTCCTTGACCAGGGCCTTCGCCAACAATCAAGACGTTTTTTGGAACCCCGATAGAAGTCTTGGGGCCATGGCGCATAACAGCATTGTGAACAAATTCCCTATCTTTGTTTTCAGGATAGTTAATTCCACCATGTATTGTTCTAACAATATTTTTCTTTAAATCTATGGTCTGGGCCAGTCTCCTGTCATGATAGAGGTTGCTCTTATATGAGGTTCCATCGGCTTTACCCAATATAGAAGATTTTGCATCGTTCTCATTGATAATCGCCTTTCTTATAGTCTCGCGTTCAACTATGTCGGGCCTTTGCGCTCTTTCTTTCTGCCACAAACAGTTGTCGTTCTCTGTCTTGTCTATTGGGGCATGGCCATGTTTCCAATTGTAATTTAATTCCTTACGGCCCTTTATTGCATTTTCTGTTGCAGTATATGTTGTAAGCAATGGGAATTTATTTTGGTATTTGTTCCTTTCAAGTATGTGGCTTTCGACCACATCCATGATGCCTTCTGAGTGTCTTACGGATATTGGGAATAATTGGTTGACCATAAAGGAGATGGAAGTATCAATCCACTTGTAATACTCAGTAAACCTTTCTATATCCAGGTCACCAGTGTTTCTTTGGAAAAACATTTGCCTATAAAAATCCAATTGCTTGTACTGCATTCGATATCTATCAGTCGCCTTACCAACCAGTGAATTAAACTCAGCTATAGAAGAGAAAGTGTTAAGCATTTCCTCAGATACAACCTGATTCATACTCTTCTCAAGTACAAAGAAGTTATCACTAAGATCCTCATCCTCAATAAAGAATTTTCTCTTTTCATCTGCTATGTGAACATTATCTGCGGTATAAGAAATTTCGGGCAATTCCTTTTTGCTGATAAAGGTTGACTCCTTAGAGGCAAATGAAGTTGATGATGCTGGGAATGAAGAGCCAGCAGCTTTGTGTTCGGTGTTTATAATACCGTCAATCCAGCCATAAGTTTCTGTGGAGGAGCCACTGGAGATATCGTCAACTGTATAACCTCCGGCAGCATTAGAGCCAGTTACTGTATCGAAGTCCCAATTTATCACTATTGTGTCAGCAGAAGGAACAAGCACACCTCCCAACTGGCTATTAAAAGCTGTGGTCGCCTGGAGTCCTTTTCCGTGAGCGTAATTTGTTATATCTAAATTATGATTTTTTATAGTATCCGTCTCAAGATAGTCCATATAGTGTCTAAACGTTCCAATTTTCAAATCTGTTTTTTGTAATGTTGAGCCGGTGAAATTTTGCTTATGGGCCCCCACATAAAACCTTTTTGCGTTTGACAAGAAAGAGGAGCCACTATCATATGACAAAGAAGCCGTTAGCAAAAATTCACTTTCTACATTTTCGAAAGCGTGTGTTACACCATAAAATTCTAAAGTATATGTTGGGTTTGTTGTTTCCAGGTGCCCCCCGGCAAATGGATAAGCATCAGGCTTTACTCTAACCGCCAAAGTCCACAAGTCGTTATCGTACACTTCAGAATAAAAGCCAGTCGTCAAATAGGTTGTCTCGTCTTGCGTTTTCAGCACAAACTTGGCATTTGTTGATTCCTGTTTATCGCGAACCAAATAAACTTGAAAATTAGCTATTTCATTTGTTTTCCAAGCGTAGTTATTGTAATTTGCTGAATTGAGTGGCTCATGCATACCAAATATTGATGACGACAAGAACGGAGTATTAAAAAACTGCTTCCGATCCTCAGGGATTTTAACTGGTACCTTAATTGTTATTTCGGAAGTCATAGCTGAATACTTTTCTAACTTGCTTGCTCCCGATCCTGTTACAAAAGTATAAGAGGTATTAGCAGACGATGTTTGGTAAATTGTGCTTTCGAAAGTATTAGAGTTATTGAAATTTATAAATCTTTTTCTATGAGCCGTGTGCTTTCTTTTATCTGATAAGTAATGAGTGCCGCCATCCGTGTAAATGTTTAACTTGACTATCTCATCATCAATCCCAAAACACCTTAGCATGTTTCTGATTGACCGCTCGGTGCCTTTCGTTTTCAATATGAAGCTAAGATTGTTATAAATGTTAGTATAAACAAAGTTTTTAATATTATTAATATCATCTTCAAATAGAATCTTATTCGAATCTCTGCTTCCGTATTTTTCTAAGATATCAGAATTAACAAATAGGTTTGGAACGAGGAGCCCTCGGTCCTCAATCAACCTATCAGCAAAAGGCTTTGGCTTGTACTCAGGTGTTATATATTGTATATTTTTAATATGTGGCAAAACAGAAATTTGAGAATACAAAGTGTCAAAATAACTTGACATAATTTGAAACAAATATTTTACATTTTCATTAGTACTCTCGTCTTCGTTCCTAATCCAGTGCGGTATCGTGTTATAGAGGAGAGTTGGATTCTGTATATCCCAATGACTTCCTGATGTTTGTAACTCTGTCAATAAACTTTGGACTCTAGAGTGGCCACTGTATATGATTGGGTCTTCTGCCTCTCTTGCTACCAAGCTTGAAGATATAAAAGCAGAGCCTGTGTTTCTAGCACCGGCCGTGTAGCCTGTCCAAGCGCCATTGGCAATTCTGCCTGAATAATCTAATATTATTGAGTCCGTGGTCGTATTCCCCACAATACCTTCATTGAATTTAAAGTATAATCCCAATTTGGTATTTGCTTCGTCTGAATTGGTTCCACCCCCAACAGGTCTATACCAATTATTATATATTTGCTCTGATGTTCTTCGGGTCTTCCAGAATCTAAAATCGTCCAAACTGGCGCTTAATTTACCGGCATATTTGGCTGCTGATGATCCCGACGGGTTTGTCTGTAGGGCGCCGATATAACCGTTAATTAGGCCCCCTATTGCTCCCATTCCAGCAGACCCAAGCGTCTTATTTTCGTTTAGATCCCCATTTTTGTACAGGCGAGATGTGATACCAGAAGCCCCAGAAACGGCCGTAAAGGCATAATGCGCCCAACTTGAGAGGGAACCAGTGGTAATGGTCGAGGTTCCAATTGGTTGCGAAAAAAAGCCGGTAGAGCCCGAATAAAGAGTGGCTCTAAAAACATCTTGGCCATTCGCAGTTCCAGATAGCTCAAGCGTAAATCTTCCATAGTTTGCCGAAGAGGACAGTTCCCCGTTCCAAAGATCAAGGATTACTTCCTTTTTGGTTTTAGCAAGGCTAAAAGCATCCTTTTTAAGCCAAAACTCGACACTGAATCCAGTAGGCATATCAAGAACGAAAGTGGTGGTTCTGTCTTTCGCAGAATCATAAATTATTGGGGAATTTTTGAAAACAGTCTTTAAAGAGGTGTCAACCAAATCAGCCCTGGTATGGACTCCACCTTTAACAAATATATACTCATAGTCTGCTGCGCTATTCGGTATGCCGTACCCATCAGTTATTGATGCTGCCGTGCCCCATGTGTCATGAGACATATTAATGTATCCTGTCGTTTTGGGATACCGTTTGTTAAAAATGTACTCATCAAGATAAGAAGAAGAAATTTCAAATTCTAATTTTTCTTTTTCTGACCCGTCATATGGATAATCATTATAAATCCGCTCAATGGCTCTAGTGTAATACTCATAAGCTGAACCAAACTTAGCGAAATTAGACGCAGAGGCAAAATCCAAATGCGGTGTAAACGTTTTATTGTTTACTAATTTGGTAACAATAAAATCTTTTGATTCTACATCGGCGCTGGCTGAAGTTGCGCTTGCTGCGGCAGTTTGTTTATTATAAAAATAATCTTTAAGACTCATCTTCTTCTACTCTAAATTTGAATATATATGGCTGCTCTATGAAGGACGAAATTGCGTCTTCATAAAAAGAAAATTTTAACCCGTATATATAGCCGGGCTCCAACATGCTCATATCCAAATCAAAGTAGTTGCCGCTTACGTCATAAGACATCATGGTATGCTTGGTGGAAGCCGTTCCATAGTTAATTACTATTTGGTCATCCGCTGTTCTTATCAGCTTGTACGAAGCACTTTGAATTAAAATGTTTTCTGGTGACGAAACAGCCTTGGTGTAAATATTTGGTGACCAATTCTTCTCTCTAACAAAAAGCCTAAATCGCTCAGTTTGGGATTTGTAATATTTTTGCTTCATGTTGGGAACAGAAACCACATATCTCTTGTCTGGGTTGGCATTGGAAAAGGAAAACTTCTTTGGAGAAATGGCAGAGCCAGTATGTACCTCAACTCCTCCAGTTGTCCACACATCAACCAAATACGGATATGTGGTTGTTGTTATGCTACTAGTTGCGGCTAGTGTAGCCTTATATACACCCTTGGATTGCCTAGAGGCTTCCAAGCTGGTCACTGCTGTATTTGAGGAATTTAGAAAACCCCTTGCCGATCCTTCAGGAACAGACCCAGAAGAGTAATATAGTTTTAACGTCGGCAATGAGGTGCTTTGGCCTGCGATATCTTGAAGGTTTCCGCGTATATAATTGTACATATATAAAGAATTAAGATTATCTTCGGCTGGCGCTAAGGAGCTACTATAATAAAAGTTACCCCTGTTGTCTCTTTCTGAAGAATCCCATCTTGCTTCTATTGTCGGCCGCTTCAAGAAAAACTCTGAAGATCGGCTAAAAAACTTTTTTGTATAATATGAAATTTGAGCCCCCGTGGGGTTTGCGGAGCTTGATGCCTCATAAGAAGAAGACAGCTTAATAAGGAGCCCATAGTTGCTTTTTGAGCCAAGAACATTGCCTCCGCTATTAATCCACTGCTCTACCAGGGTTGTTATATCAAGTGAGATATTTTCAAGCCCTGTGTCGAAACTTTGCTCAAAAGAGGAGCTTGTGTCTGTATAAATATCTCCGCCCTCTGAGGCCCACTTACCGTCATCTGAAACTGAAGCGGAAGCTCTTGCCTGAATCCAGTTAGAACCGATCCTGTCATATGTCAAGTCCTCGTATGTTTGCATGTCAACTCCATACCCCTCTTCCCAAGAAGAAGATATGGCATTAACGGTTAGCGTATACGATCGAGGTGTAGTCTGTCTATGTTCGGCATTATAAAGATTTAAATAAAAACTTACACTGCCTGAAGCTGGGATTGTGCCGTTTGCTCTATCCGTGGCCATTGTCGTGGTTGGAAACTGAATTAAAATTCGTGATAACTCTGATGTTTTTGGTGTAAGGCCTGATTGTCCATAAATTGAAAAAACCTCTAATATGTCTCCTTGGCCCATATTAGAGCCTGTTCCCCTTGTCACCATCCCTTCTTGAAAAGCATTGGTAATTGTGTTATCGGCGGTTGAAAAGTATTTTTTAATAGCCATTTTAAATTGCAATCCCTTGTATATCTAAATCAGAAAACTTTAATTCTAATATTACATTTTTTGGAACCTTGTAGTAGGTTCCATCACTTGATAGAGCATGATTAAAATTAAATGGAAGAATGGAATACACCCCATTGACTTTATTGTTAATCGTAACCCTCTTAACATCAACAACCCCATCAACATTATTAAGTTGATCATATATTCGTGTTATATATAGTGGTTCACCAATATACAACTTTTGGTCAAAATAAGATTTTAGCTCCTCTATACAATCAAACAGCACTTCATCGCTATTGAATCTTCTATCAGTCATGACTTTGAAATCAACACTAAAGTTAATGATCTTAGCATCATGAATTTCGACCACATCATTCAGGCTTTTATAATGCTTGAGCCAATTTTTAATATTATTCTTAGTGACGCTAGAGGTATAAGATAGCTTGTTGTCAGAATCTTCCGAAATAACATACATTTTAATTTTTCTATCATTTCTAACCATATCGTTAATGATATTGGCTCGCTTTATTGACCCAAATGATGCCGGCATGTTGTATACTAATGATTCATAATCTTGCTTAGTTACTGCTCTACCCTGGGCAGCATAATGAGATTTTATTCTTTGTTTTAGCTCGTCAACGGGAATATCGGCCCCAGCAGAAGTAACCGGCTCTTCGTTGGTTAATTCCAAGGAGGCTCTAACTGATTGTACCTCAGATGACAATAGGGAATTTTCGTCTGGAAACACCAACTCATAGCCGTTAACTGAAGTTATAGCGTTGGCTGCTGCGCTAGTATTGTCTCCTGAATTTGTACGATAAGAAACAGACAATATCGTATTTGATGGTGCTACTCCTAACTTATCAGTTGATAGTAACTTAGAAGGATCAAATCCAGAAGTGGTTATTTGCCTTTTGCCGTGAAGCTTTAGGGCCACCTGTGCCGGCTCAGCAAGAGCATCCGCAATAGAATCCTCCTCTTCGCTCCCAAAGCCAAATTGTAAATATGTGCCTGTATCGTCTTGCTCTAGGGTAAATCTCCTAGTTGTTACAAAAGGCTTCAATATCGACCTTACACCATCAACATGGGCATTTTTATTTGTTGTCTCTTTAAATATCACTTCCTGGGAGAGGGTGTCTACTTGGTGATATTGGTTACCAGAAGAATCAAAAACACTAATAATTTCGGAAATGTCTGAATCTCCAATTCGGATTAATTTGAATTTTTCAAATCCTTCGTTTGTCAAATCAATTTCCTCTTTTTCTATGACTCCTGATTTAACTTGCCCGTAAGCCTTCACAGCAAAATAAGTATTCAAGCCTGTTGCGGAATCAATACCAGTTGCGACAAATTGGCTTTTTGGATCATTAAAATTAACATGCTCTGTTAAGATAAAGTTTCTACCGTCTGAGGTGGAAAACGAGGCTCCTTTTTTTAAAATTGGCAAATACGATGTATCTGGTGCTGTACCAGCGGAATTAGCAGGAACACTTACAAAAAGAGCGACTTCGCCAAAGGAAGAAGG